TAGGTTTAAAGATTGCATTTTAACTAAGGTACCAACCGTTTCTTTAGATGGCTATGACAATAGCGTTAGTACTGTAACGTCTGGAATCGTTACAATAGCTGGCGGTCTTGGCTATGAAGATAAAGGAGTAGCTGGTATCTCAGGATTTGATGTTGATGGAATAACGCCTATAGGTAATCAGGCTACAATTGAAAACTTTTTCCATCAGGCAGAATACTCAGATTTAGCGCCAATTCTAACAGATGGTTATACATTCGAGAATGTCGAGTATACATTTAAGCCACACATGGAGACACTGTTAAATAAAAGTATAGTAACATTGGGTTGTGAACCATCAATGTCATTGAATAAGACTTTTATTAACCTAGTGTTTGCTGGTGATATTGGTGTTAGAACAGACATGCTTCGTAGGCTAGTGAATGGGGATGGAGGGGATGGAGGGGATGGAGGAGACGGTGGTGGTGATGGTACTGGAGGTGACACTGGTATTGCAACTATAGCTTTCCCAGATCCAGCCGCAACACAACTAGCATTATCTGCTGCGTTATCAGGATTAAGGGCTAATTTAACCAAAGAGGGTGTAGCTGAATTTCAAAATACAACAGATGTAATTTTGAACAAACTAAAAGATGATACCAATGATTCATTGGGAGCATTGATTGGTATTGGTGCAGAACCATGCAAAAGTTCATTTACAGTTAGTCCAGCTATACAGTTTACTAGTAAGACTATATTAGTAAAGGTTGATATTAATGAACGTAATGGGTTACCATTAACAAGCGGTATATCTGATGTCGTTGCAACTAATCTAGCTTCAAGGCTTAAAGCGTATACTACTTTTGGTGATACGATACCATTTAGATATGATGGTTTTCAATCATTTGAAACTGAGATATCAAGCCAAGTATCTGGTAGCGGTCAGTTAATGATTTCTTTTGATGATAATATGCTATGTACAAATACGATACCAGCAGATAATACAATCGATCCTTCACGTAGTAATCAAGTTGTTGATTATCAATTCGTATATGTACCAACTGGTGCTACGAGCCCAATATCTTCTGGTACAACTGGCGACCTTACAGATGGTACTCAACCAAGAAGAGACGAAGGTGATACGGCTAGAGACGGTAACACTGGAAGGGATGGCGTCTAATGGTTGACCAAGCTCCAAATCAAACTAACTATCAAGATTCTCAGAATCTTGAAATTGATATTGATAAAATATACTCTGAGTTCATCAAAGATATTGATGCAGTAAGAAGTATTGTTAATACCTCTATAAAATCAAATGAATCAATACTCAAGAATATAAATGGCACTTCATTATTGAAACTATCTAATTCTTTGAAAGCAGAGTCTACTCCTCAGGAGAGTAGGTGCCATGCATTTTACAGACTTATTGGATTTCCAGTTTTATCTAAGGATGATAAAATGTATAATCCAGGATTTTTTAAACCAAATAAGGAAGAGCTTAGTTTATCAGAAAGGATTAATATTGCCAATGATCCAATCCCCGGCTTCATTGACATGTCGATAAAGCGAGAAGGCTATCCTAATAAAATGGCTAGGATATTTTCTTTTACTGGAACAATTGATGCAGCGGTATTAGCGTTATCATCAAGTGTCAATGTTCGTAGTTTCGTTGCGACATTAGAAGATAGTGATGATCCATTATTTTTACAAAATAAACCATATAGTGTAAATTTTGAAGGTAAGGTTGGTCCATATAATATGGATTTAAGATCATTTGCTGATCGTGATCGAAACCAATCTAAAAAAGTTACCTCAGAGCGATTTCATTACATTAGACCTTTTTTAGTTGATCCAAGAATAGATTTTAGCGTGACTCCATCTAAGAATAAAGTGGCTATACCATTTGTAAATGATAAGTTTGATCTTAAAGTAAATGAAATAGACTTTGTAAGGAGACCGCTTATAGAAAAAGTAATAAGAGATAGGCTTGAATCGGCTGGTATTTCAGAATTAGGCACTGCTGATCAAGAGTTATTTGAACGTATTAAGAATATTGCATCTATTAAAGATGAGGGGATAATCAAGGCAGTATTTTCTGGGAAGATAAGTTTATCAGAGCAACAACAGTTTGCTAAGTTTTTAAATATAATAAGTGCGATGTGTATAAAGCTTGTTGATGCTCAACTTTTTATAAGCGATGCACAAAATAGATATTATTGGCTACCTGTACCAAGTCAAGATGGACCAGAAAAAGGTTCTGGATTTAAAGCAGTTATAGTTAGTCCTCCAGATAATTTTAAAACTCCTAAGGATACTGCTATTGTTAAAGCACAAGTGATTAGTGTAGTTAATCAACTAATGTCATCAGTAGCAAAAACAGCAAAAAGTGCTGATATTGGCGGATTTGCTTTTGATTCATTTAAGAGTACATTTAGTGAGGATACTTCAAGCGCCTTAGGGGATGTTAGTGCTGAAACTTTAAAACAACTATTAGCTGAACGAGCCACTTTCCTTAAAGATGCTGGCGATGCTTTGCGTACAATAGAAATTATTATGGGAGAATTCAGCGGATTAGGTCTTTGTGATATAATTGCGATTATGGGAGCCTTGTATATTATACCTGAAGAGGATTTATTGGGGTTTCTTGATGATGATGCTTATGAGAGAATGAAAAAATCATTAGGATGGACATTAGATCTAATTGAAAGATCTAGTATAAGAAAATCACTTAACTCACTAACTGCATCTGTTAAAGATTATTATATTTTAATGGATAAGATTTATGAAGATTTGCGTAAGAATAACAATATTCGTTAAAACCGGGCTTGCAACTGTTTTTATCTAATATTCCAGCATTAGAAAGACAGGAGAGCCAGATATGTCGTTTGATTTAAAAATAGTCAATAGAGACCTAGTATTAATAAATGGTCAAATTAAAACCATTGTAGATAGTGAAAAGTTAATTCAAGACATTCTAAAAATATGTTTGACGGCAGCAGGTTCTAATCCATTACATCCGTGGTATGGTTCGCTTGTATCTAGAACTATTATTGGTAACCCTCTTTATAGTTCTATTTTAGTACAGATTGCTAAGAACCAACTAAGTACAGCATTAGATAATCTAAAAAGCCTTCAAGAAATACAGGTTAAATCTCTACAAAGAGTTAGTGCTGACGAACAAATTAGTACTATTTTAGATATATCTGTTATTAGGAATCAAATAACTCCTACATTATTCAATGTAACAGTTAAGGCTTTAAGTAAAGGTTTCAAACCTATTACTACAGCGTTTGGAATATCTACAATATAAGCTTAAGGCAAATAATATGGTCACAATTCGCTCAATAAATGAAATCATTCAAAGCTTAAGAGATTTCTACAAACTAACACAACCAGATTTAGATACTAAACCAGGCTCTGTAGCAAGAGATTTATTCATAGATGCCCCTGCCAGCCAGTTAGCGATATTATACGATGAATTATCTGATGTCTCTGCAAAACAATCATTAAGATTAGTTGTAGGCTCCGATTTGGATAAGCTAGCTAAGAATTTTGCTGTCCCCAGAAGGCAATCAACCCCTGCTGGCGGTACGGCTTTACTTACATTTTCTTCAATAAATGCTCCTATCAATATAAACAAAGGTGATATTGTTATTGCATCTAATGGATTTTCTTATTTGGTTTCAAGTGGAATTTCAGTAGCACCATCTTCTATTAATTTCTATCGCTCTATTGCATCTAAGTTTAGAGATCAATTAGACATTATAGGAATAACTGATCAATATGCAGTTGAAGCAACTGTTATAGCTAGCTCGCCAGGATCAGCGGGTAATATTGCAAAATATTCTCTTAGTAGAACAACGATCCCAGGTGTAAGTAACATTACCAATATGATTCCTTTTAATGGCGGAACAGACCAAGAGTCTGATACAGCTTTCAGAAGCCGTATATTGGCATCATTCAGCGGCTCAAGTGTTGGAACTGCTTTAGGATACCAAAATGTTGCTTTAGGCACAACTGGTGTTACTGATGCAATCATAGTTGAACCAGCTGATTCTCTAATGACTAGAGATGGTTCGAAAGTTAGAGCGAATTCAGATGGTACAAGAACAGTAATATCTGAGGGGTCAGGCGGCAAAGTAGACATAGTTGTACTTGGATCAAACTTAGTTACTACATCAGATAGCTTTATCTATCGTGATAAAAGTAATAGTAATGACCCTACTAGTGTTAAAAACAATGTGGTGCTAGGTCAAATATTAGGTGATGAAAGTAAAACAATCAATCGCAGAAGAATAGATAATCTTGCTGCCGGAGAGTTACCATCACAACCAGTAGATTCCATATCAGGGGTTGTAGGATCAATCAGTGGATCTAACTTTAAACCTAAATCAGTAGATTCATTAGGTAGAGTTTCTGGAAATTATGAGTTAGTAAAAGATACTGGCGTATTTGGTGGTAGCCCATTTGGATTTGATACTATTAAATGGATAAAAGATCGTATTTCATTATTTAGCGAAGATAAGATCAAGGGTCAATACAATGGACAAGATGCTGTAACATTTACGGATGTAACTGAAATCCCAGATATTCAACAAAACATATCTTTAACTAATGAAAATAGTACAGTAACATCTGATAGGTCTATTATTCAACTATTACATACACCTGCTGCTAACGTAACAAGAGTATTCAATGTAAATACAGGGGAAAGATACATAGTAACTAACCAAAATGTTGATTCGGCAACTGGATTCAATACATCCGGTCGTATCAAAATTTCAGGTAATACACTGCCTTCACCAAGCGATGTATTGCAAGTAGATTATAGTTGGATTGTAAATTATGATTCATATTCTGATTTTGATGGATTAGTTAATACATCAAATGATAGAAGCGTAACTGATAGTATTGATTGGGGCTATTCATCTATAATTAAGAATGAGAATGTAACGTTTAATTTAGTTACTGGTAACAATTTTTTTACAGGTACAGCTAGCCATCCAATAAGCTCGGTATTAAGTGCTAGTAAGTTTTTGGAAGTTGATGAAGTCGTAATAATAGTAAGATCTGGCACCTTCGTAAATAGATTAGCTGTAGTAGTTCCATATTTAGAGATTGCATCTACTAGTGTTGATTCAGTCACTTTGAAAAACTCTAATGCTGAGCTGTACAATACATCTCAAGCCAATGGATCTTTCAGCAGTTCTGCTGTGGTATTTGGAATAGATGTACTATATAATACTACTATAATTTTACCTACAGACACATATGCTAATGAAGGCGATAATGTAGCAGTTATTTTAAATGCTACAGATGTATTTAGTACTGACACTGCAACTGGAACAAGTAGTTCCGCTCAAATTACAATACCAAGCAGCCAAGTTGATACAGACGCTACTTCAATTGTATTGAGGGTAACATACATTTCTAATATTCAAGAACTATTTTCATCAGCAATAACCAGTTTATCTGCAAGCAGACTTGGAAACGGCTTCGCTTTAAATACGAATATTGGTTCGACCAACTTTAGTCAAACGAATAACTATAAAAGAGAAAATCAAATAGTTAAAACTGATCTAAGTAATCAAATTTATGTTGATTTGAATTGTAGTACTACAGAATATGGATTATTAGCAGCCAATGTCCTTTCTGTTATTAGACTAACAGATGGCTTGGAAATTTGGAATGTAAACAATGCCGGCACTATTACCACTGCAAGCGCAGGAAATTACCAGTTAGTATTTACAGGATACAATACTCCAGTTACTGGAGATAGAGTTATGGTAATATATTCTGCTAATGATGTAAGAAGGTTTCAACCATTCAGTTATAGCAATAGAATTATTAAAACATCAATACAAGAGTTAGCTTTAGATATTGAGTCTAATAAATTAGCAATTCAGCTATCTAATCTATCAACTCAATCAGCTCCACTATCTTTTGATGTCATTGAGCCTAATACAGATATTATATTGTTCTCAGCCACAGATGGCTACTTGACTGCAAATTCTGATAATACTAACGCTGAATTAGTAAGTGTTCTGACAGATCTTTCTGATGTTGCAGATATTTCATCAAAGAAAATTAGAATAACTTCAGCTACCAATGTAAACAACAATGGCGTTTATGATATTTCTAGTTATGATATCAATACAAATACGTTAACAATTTATAATGTACTAAATAATATTGATAAAGATCAAATATCTTTTATTAAAATAACGGATGCGCAAGAAGTTTGGAACTATAATGGAACCATTGACCTAGATAATAACAAGTTAATAATTGGAACTACTACTACAGCAAGTGTTGGAGATAAAGTATTTGTAATGATTTATCAATACAAAAATTTACGTAAGGCGCCAACTCGTTTAGTAGGAACGACAAATGACCAAACTATTAATAGTGGAATAGTTACAGTATCTGGTACTACGCTTTCAAAAGCAAAGAATATAGTATTTACATGCACTAATACTAATTTGAAATTGAATCTTAATGAGGCTATTAGAAAGGCATTAGGTTTAAGCTCTATTGCAGCAATACCAACCACAGTTAAAATTGCAAGAGTTTTAAAGCTTGAAAGAGTTATTACTGCTAGCATTGGTAGTGATGAAATACTTAGCGTAATAAATGAATATGATACAAAATATAGTGTAATAGCTAATAATTTATATTATTCAGATGAAACAATCGGTGATGCTACATTCCAAAATTTGGAAGTGACATTGCCTGCGACCAATGCAAATACGAATACGATATCAGCAAAGAATTTGCCAAAAATAGGCGATAAATTAAGAGTTACCTTTTATTATACAACCGATAATGATTCAGAAAATTTATCATATACCAGAAACGGCACGTTATATACTAATAAGAAATTTGTTTTAATAAACAAAATCTTCGTCTCTAGTGGATTTAAAAGCTCGCAATCTACAAGATTGACTCTTAGCTCATTCACTCAACCAACTTTAGGTTCTAGATATAAAGTGTTTTATGATTATCTAGCACCAAAACAGAATGAAAGAATTGTGGTTAACTATAACTACAACAAGCTAATATCTGATGTAACATTAAACGTAGAAAATACAAGACCAATTAATGCAGATGTTTTAGTAAGAGGGGCGAAAACATTATTTTTGGATGCAACTGTCAATGTTGTTATATCTGATGATTATAAGAGTTCTTCTAATACAGTTCTACAAAACTTAAGAGATAAAATTATAGCAGCATTAACTAGTAGCCAATTGAATACAATAGTTGATGTACCTACAATTATAAATGTTGCGCAGTCTGTTAAAGGAATTGCAAGAGCTAGAGTAATTTATTTTAATAAAACAGGGCAACTTGGTTCAGTTTTAATTATTCAATCTCAAAAAGATGAATATTTTGCTGCAAACAATGTAATAATCAACACAGAGACTAGATGATGCAAAACCTTAGAATTATCAGCGTAGAAGTACTTAACAGTTCAAATGTAGTTGTTAAGTTTTCCAATAGACTAACAAAACAGTTAACTGTAGCAAATGTTTCTATTATTGCTGATACAGTTGGTATTCCAAATTCTAGTGTATTATCGATTAAGGTTCTAGGTGATACTTTAAGTATAGTCTGCCAACCATTAACGGTATACGCTAATTATTTTCTAACCTTTATTTCAACATCACAACATAGATTTTCATCTCCTCATGATGAGCATAGACTAATTGAAGATGGCGTTGCTAATAGATTTTTAATCACTGGACCGCTAGATGCAGATAATCCGGTGAAGAACTATCTAACAAATTATTTAATAGAAAGCATCTATAATGTTGAAGATGAAAAATCTTTAGTAACTAAATATATCAATGGTTTAGCCTTGAATATTTCAAGAGCACTATATGATATTAGACAGTTAAAGAATGAGAACTATCTTTCATTTACGGTTACTGATGAAGAAAAGACTCGCCGTGCAGGTCCATCTGATCGTTTGAATGAAGAAGGCGCTTATGAAATTGTTAGAGTTGGTAGAACGCCAACTCAAGCCAATACTACTGAGTCTTATACATTTGAAAAATTTTCATCTTACCCTATTACATTACAAAGACAAGTAAACGTAGAAACGTTAACAGCATCTTCTACAGATGAAATTGGTATGTTCAATATCAATAGTTTAGTTATTAGTTTGAATAATACGCCTGTGACAAAAATCACAAGTTTAGTTTTCACTTTCATGACAGCTAATCCAGTATACACTTACAATATCGAAACATTTGGTTATCAAATAAAAGATTCTAGATATGACCAAGAGTATGGATTTACATATTCATTACTTGAAGACAATCAAATTAAAATAAATGAAAAAGTATTGGAAGATCCTAATTTCAATCTGCCATTGCTATTGAGTGTAGAGATAGAGTATGAAAGTAAGGATTTTGGAAGAATAATTGGTGATGGTACAGTATCTGTATTTACTTCTGAAGAAGTTATAAGAGAAGTATTACCTCCAGTAGTTAATATTTTTCAATTGAAACACGCTCCAATCGTAGATACTAATGGTGATGTAGCGACTAGTGATGGTATTGTTATTACCGATCCAAATTCAAATATCAGTAATGCTAAACATCCTGCATTTTTGTATGAAATTCCATTCAGATTAAATGCATTGCCATCATCTATAGGTCAATATAGTATAGATTATGAAACTGGTACAGTTTATGTTTATGGTGAAGATAGAAGAAATGATGGAACTGGAGCCTACCCTCCATTATTTACTTACTCATACAAACTAACATATAAGCAAGACTTAGACTATGTTTATGATAAAGACTTAAGAGATATAGCTGCATTACCTCATGGAAGTTTAATCAATTTTAGTGGTACAATAAAATTTGATTATGAACAAGTGCTTATACCTAACATTGATTATGTTTGTAATCCGCATAAAGAAGTTCTTGGTGAGAGAGTTGATAATAAATTATTAGCACTTAATGTATTAAGGGTTTCTAATGGTCCTATTACAAATGTATTTAGAATTTTCAATGAAACTTCTGGCGAAATATATTCGCTTAATAGGTGGTACGAAGATAAAATTTATTTTAAATACATTAACCCACCAAGAATTTTAACTAAAACTGGTGAGAGAGTTTCATTCAAGCAAGAAAACAACGAGTTACTATTTATCGATACTACTTCGACGAATGCTTCTTCGCTATCAATTTTCAAAATTCTTCTAAAGAATGAAAATGTAGTATCTTCAAGTGAAGACTGTATTGCAAGTTCATTTAATACAAGCCTTGTATTTTCAAATGGTAATGTATTTGTAAGTGAAAAATGGTATAATAAAAGCTTAAGTGCAAGTGCTAATATTGATTCGCTAGATTCAGTAGGGCAGTATTGTGTAGATTATGCAAATGGTATTGTCTATTGCGCAGTATCGTCAGAACAAGTTGGTGAATTAGGAACAGTATCTTATAAAAATAATCACATTGATCCAGAATTTCCGCATATAATTAGCGTAGATGATTTATACTCTAGAATCAATTTGCTTTCATCTAAGAATGAACAGTTTGCTTATATCTCTTATGAAGATGATGATATTTTACCAGATGGACTTATTCCATCTGATCAATTATTCTTGAATGATAATAATGCTGGACCTTATCAAGTAAGTGCAGGCTCCATTGGTATTTTTTCTGATCTAGAATTCGTACCAGGCGTAACACATCAAATCAAAAATGTTAGATCTATATTTGAGTACGAAGATTTAACTAACAATACTAATCCTATCAATTTTGCAATTAATGCAAGTACTAGCGGATCATTGATTGATGTAGGTTCAATTACTAAAGAAGTATTTGCGAATATAATAGCTACAGATGATGGATATACTATTTCATTGGATGAGAACATTCCATATTTCTCACCTAACATAACATTTACATTTAGTGTTGTTAGGGCTTCAGATTCAGTTGAGTTATGGGATGGAAGTGGTACTGTTGTTGCTGGAACGTCATTACAGTTGATTTTGTCAGGGACAGGATCACCAAATGATGGAGATTTAGCTGCAATTACTTATACGTTAGAAATTAATGATTTATCTAGAGTCGTAATAGATTACAATAAAGGTGATTTGTATGTAGATTATACTTATCTAGCTGATGAGATTATTGTTAGTTATGAGTATGGAGATAATGTTATTGATTTTCGCAGTAATACAAATTTGCCAAGTAATTCTACATACTATGTTACCTATAAAGCGGGCGCATTAAGAGATGCTTTGTTATCTAATTTTGGTAATTTGGTTAATGTACCAGAGTTATTGAATTTTGATATAGATTTTGAGAGAGAAAGATATCGTGATGCATTAACAGCCGCTCTAGCATCTTTCATAAAGGGACCAACAGTATCTGCTATTAAAAACATAGCAACCATAATCTCACATGTAGAACCAGAGATTTCTGAATCGGTATTTGAAGGGTGGTCTTTGGGAAATAGTTTATTGAACCCACGAACATTTATTACAACAGGTTCATTTGAGCTTCTTCCAGGTAAATTTGATAATGGTGTACTAGTAACTGAATCAGACCAAACAATTAAAATACCAGTAAATTCAAATTTGAGACTTGAAGAAGGTACATTTGAAAGTTGGGTAGTTCCACAATGGAGCGGTTTAGATAATGATGCCAGTTTAACTTTCACAATACTAAAAGATGGCATTGCAATTGAAGATGAATATATATTCATCGGTGCTGGCGAATATCACCCAACTATTTCCAATGGTTTATTTACATTAGATAAATCATCTGATGTTATTGGAACCCCAAACATGAATAAGGATGGTGTCTTTATTTATTACGATCTTGATGTTACAGGTAATTTTTATAGATGGTACGTTCAAGCCATTGATGGATATGTCACCAGCCCAAGTTCAACATACAAAATCAAAATTAGTTCTACTGGAAACTTTTATGATACGAAAACAATTAGTGGTATTGTAACAAGTACGACAATACTATTTACTGGAACAAACACTGTTAATTTGACTTTAACGGGCGGCTCTGCATTTGATGAAGGCGTGACTTTCGTTTCTGATACAAATCATTATTTACTAGATGCTGGTAAAGATCTAAATCATAGTAGAATTTCAATTTTCAAAGACTCAAGTGGATATTTAAACTTTAAAGTCATTGATAAGGATGGATTGGCTTATGTAGTCAGTGCCGATGTATCATCATGGCGCCCTAATGATCCACACTTCATTGCTGCTTCTTGGAAACTAAATACCAAAAATCATAGAGATGAAATACATCTATTCATTGATGGTACAGAAGTACCAAATATCATTAAGTACAATCAGAAGCTAATTCCATACCTACATGAAAAATTCAGAACAGTTGATCCAGAAGAAGTTGTAGGCTTAGCTACAAGCGACATAATCTCTTCTACAGATCTTGCAACTACGGTTGGATCATTAATTGTTACATCAAGCGTTCCATTTGGATCATATAATGTTTTTGCAGGCGATAGAATATTCATAGATGAATTAGGCTTTAATGAAGAGGGCTATGAGATTACATTAGTAGATGGTCAAAGCCTAACTTTAGATACAGTAATGCCAGCAACATTAACAAATGGCAGGTATTCTGTTAATAGAACAAAATATACCGTTATTTCAGAAATAGATATTTGTCCTAACATTGCCGTATCAACAATATCATATGCATTGAATGGTACAGATATTTCTGGAACTATCGACACGCCAACTCTATCCTCTGCAACAATAGATTTTTCATTACAAGATATTGAAGTTGGAAATCTTATAAGAGTTGATAATGACGCGCTACCAATTTTTTACACTATCTTAGAGATAGATGGTTACAATCTTATCATTGATGATGACCTTCCTGTCAGCATATCAAATGATGATTTTTATATATATGGTAATGAAGAAACAGAAATACCTGGAATTAGAGCTGTAAGACCAGCATACTCAATATCAAAAGATGGCTACAATGACAACGTATTAACAATATCAAATGCAGTAAGCGCAAATGATTTAGTATTGATTAGAACGCTTGGAGTTAACAATCGTAGAATGAAAAGAAAGTATTATGTGTGGAGTGATAATGTAGAGAATATTCTAATTACCAAATTGCCTCCACCTATATCATTAGACGAAGTTGATATTACAAAAATTATATTACCACTTGTTTCAATTGGATCTACCAACTCAACTTTAGTTGCTGGGGTGTTTGAATCGAATAATTTAACAACATCTCAACCAAGTAATTCACAAAATGGAAGAACATTAAGTGTCACATTGGGTGGAACAAATGTTAACTTTACTCAACCAGTTGTAGTAACTATTGAAGGTGTTGTTGGATTATCTACGGTCACTGAGACATTAGAGTTAACTGATTACGGAACAGTGGATTTCACTAACCTTTACATTAGTGTAAATTATGTACAAGTATCAGCTAAGCCTGTTAATACTGCAAGACCAGCCGCAAATATCGAAATCAAAGAAAAATATTCGATTACACATAGTGAAATGAGCGGATTGGTACCAGTAATTAGATACAGTTATCAAATGGGTTCAGGAATAGCCCTATACAGTGACGGCTATGGAACGGTTACAGATGATAGTCAATTATTTAGCAGTCTATTTGTAAATAATTATATTATCATTCAATCTCCATCAGGAGTTGCCGGCTATTACATTATAACTGGAGTATCTGAAGATAGAAAATCATTAACAATTGAATCAACATCTGTAGGCTTCCCAGTACCACTAGATGCATTTACAGGTGGGTCATACCAAATAGTAAATGTAAATACTAATAGAAGCGGATTACAAAATGGTTATTTTAGATTCGAAGCTGATCTATTACCATCACAAGAATATTTCTTGAATAGTGGATTTTATGAATTTAACTATTATACTTATGCACGTATCAGCATGGACCCATTAAATGGATACATGTTTCTTGGTAGCGATCTTAATGGTAACAACCAAGCAGATATGATTATAGACCAAGTTAAAATGTATTCTACTATGTTGGCTGATACCAGAGTAGGTGAAGCCATTCCTTCAAATCAAAACTCAATAACTAAAACTTATAATTCTTTGAAACCATTGAAGAAAGATTCGACCACACTATTGTTAACCACATTTGATACCTTTCCTTTTACAAATTCAGCTGATTTTTATATCAACTTTAATTCTAAAAGACATTTTCAATCATCAATTGTAGTTAATGAAAATTTTGATAATAGTATTGTAATACAAAGTGAGCCAATTATATTGGATAACCTTGGAATATTAGATGCTCACAAGGAAGGTACGATTGAGTTTTGGACCAGCCCAATTTATGATACTGGAAACGATCCTCACGAAAGATATTACTTTGATGCTTATGGTGCAGTAATAGAAGAGGTCGTTAGTACCAATAATAATTCAGTTAAGTTAAGCTCAGCAATTGGAACTGTTCTAAGTGTTAAGTTGAAAAATGGCGACCCTAATGTTGATTACTTTGCTGGTGGTAGAGTTGAAGTAGATACTCAAAATACAGTGTCACTAGAACTTACTAATACAAATGACAATATGATTTTGTCAACCAAATCAATTTTTCAAGTTGTAAGTGTCAAAGTTAGTGGAGATTTATCAAGTAAAGACTATTTCCAAGGTGGAAGCTTAGGATCTGACAATAAGAAAATCTATTTAGGCACAGTATTGCCTACCACTGGATTACCTATAATCATTACCTATCAACCATTGAATCAAGATGCAATTAAAGTCAACACTCAAATTATTCGTTTAAATAAAAGATTACCTGTTCATAAATCCAAAGTATTAGTTCATTATATTCCTAATGGATTACAAGGTGATAGAATCTCTATTTTCAAGGATAGTTTTGGTTTAATAAACTTTAGGATTATTGCTTCTGGAGAAGAGTATATTGTTCGCGGACCATCATTATGGACAAATGGTAGTTGGCATAGAATCAAAGCAAGTTACCGTATGAATAGTTCAAATAATCAGGATGAAATGAGGCTGTTCATTGATGGATATCAGTATGGAAACGTATTATTTGGTGATTCTTTACTTTTCGGTAATTATTCATCGATGCTTGGTACATCATTTCCAGGCGATGGCTATAGCGAAACGCCAATAATCAAATTCAAAGATCCAATAAATCAATTAATAATAGGAAATCAGTATTCAAATGATAAGCCTTTATTTGGTTTGATAGATAATCTTAGAATAAGTAATATATTTAGACCTATATACGCACCTTATGGTGAACCAATAGATGTTAACTATGGTTCTAATCTAGATATTGTTTTTCCAGTAACAGAAGATATTTTCACCACATATCTTATGAATTATGATGCTGAAGTTAAGTTGAATACAGATTTTACGAGTATAAGAAACAGGGCTACCGGCTTATTTGATTTTTCGATGAATATTATTGATTCATTTGGTATAGTTAGTAGCAGCGCTAAGGTTAAAGAAATTTTAGAGAAGTTGATAAGGATACTGAAGCCTGCTAATAGCAAAGTATTTATTCAATATCTATAAAGAAGCATATAATATGAGACAAAAATGACGAAACTAAACCCTATCTCTGGTAAGCAAAACATCTGGTTCGATGCTCAACAAGTTGATGATACCGACTTAAGCTTAGAACAACAATATAATAATACTATTCAATCAGGTATTATCAATAACCATATAGGAACGGGCGTTCTAACCGAAACCTTATCTCAGACCTATATATTTGATTCTAGTTTGGAATCATCATTCTTAGATGGTGTCGCCGTATCTGTACAAAATCAGCCAACGGATACTACTTTAGGAAATCAACTAGAAATAACATTAACCGGATCATTAGCTGCAAGTAAAAAAGCAATAAAAGTTGCAATCATAGGGCTAGATTTTAATAGCTCATTACAATTTGAAACATTTTATTTTAAAACAAATGAAACCCAAGTAACATCTAAACACTTTACGAACGTTCTTGTTTTATTATTTAATGATTTTATTGGTAATCCAGACTTATCATTAAATCTAGGTGGAAGAATAACAATCAAAGAAGCTAAGCCTCTAACAATGTCTAGAAGCCCAATAATGGTTGCTCAAGACTTAGAGCCTAATTTATTCTTTAGAGATTTCTTTTTGGATGGCGCAGCATCATTAAGCTCTTTACTTTCTACAGCCTTACCTCTTTATAATGTTGATACGTTAGATATTTCAACTTCAGAGCTAGATAATAAAGTATTACTAATCGGTGATGTTACTACTCAAATAGGACAAAAGTTTCAAGCCCTTACAAGCAATATTCAAAAGATTACACTTCTACTTTCAGTAAGGAATGAGGAAGTTGGTAGTGAGACTGATTTAGTATGGAATGGTGATTTATTAATTAGCATTTATCCATTGCAATCTAATATAGATTGTCCTTCTGATGTCGCGCCTAATTTGGAATTGGATTTTGCCCCATCTAATATTCCAATCGCACAGATAAGTGTAAATTATAGTTCACTTTTCGATTCAGGCGTAGTGCTAGACTCAGTTCCACAACCTGTCGATTTTGTTTTTAGTAATAGCTCAGTAGCAGGACTTAATATATTAAGTCTTGATAAGTACTATGCCGTAACGATCAAAAGATCTGGAAGTGCTAATAAATGTGATATACTCATTGCAGTAGGAAGTGACCTTATTGAAAATTCAAGAGTCACCACATTTACAGGAACGCTTTGGGTTGATATTCCAGAACAAGATTTATGGTTTAGAATTTGGACAGATGCTGCCAAAGTATCTGATGGTCAAGCTTATGATACTGGTAATGGTATTGCAGTTGAAAAAGTAATTGTAGACGCAGCAAGCTTAGCTACAGTTGACTATTCATTAGATAAATTACAGTTCTCTGGAAATGATGTATATAGAGCAGTACTATCTGCAACAACAACAGAGACAGATGAAGTGCAAGATCAAAGAACAGCAAACCCTGTTCTTTCTAGAAAACAATATACGCCTAATATAGAGCTTCTTAATAGTATTGATATTGTAAACCTTGAATCAATTACAGAGCCATTGTTGCTTGGAGCAATTTCGGATAAAAACCGTAAGTTTTATGATTCAATATCTTCAGAAATTTTAACTAAACTATTTAGTAATACAATTTCTGGAGATGAGTTAATAATTAAGATCATTGAGGATGCAACTGATACGGGTAGATATGATACTTCTGTAACTAGCCTTGTTAGTAATTTGTTGAATGGTGATTTGGTTGGAGCCAAAATTACTCCAGACACAGCTTATCCAACAATATACTATCGTATTGCAGATGCAAAACTTTGCTCAATGATTGTTGGAGATGTTAATGGTGATGGTGTAGTTGACTTAGAAGATTATGAACTACTAAATAAATTCATGAATTATAATCTTAATGTTGGCTTGCCAGAACTAACCGTTATTACAATATATGGAACGAGAACTACATTTGTTAATGGTTATGCTGCTTATAAAGAAGCTTTTTCAAATGACTTCGGACTAACTTTCGAATTAGTTTCTAAAGCAGATGATACTATATTAATTGGCGGTACTGATGGAGTATTAGTTGCTAATCCAAATGATGCTAGATTGGCTCAATTTACAAGCTCAACTGTTTTATTCAGCGATATTGATGGTATTAGTGATTATAAGTTAGTAATCTATGCTGCCACTGAAACTAATCATGGCGGATTTGAAATAGATCAAATAGATACAAATACTGATGTATTGACTATTTCAAAAATAGTATTAACAACAGAAACTTATTTACAATTATTACGTGCTGATATCGATAATGATTTATTCATTACAGATAATGATGGTTACTTATTACAAAGTTATGTAGATAGACTTGTTCTTGAGACTGTGCCAGCTCCAACTTATTTTGGTCCAACTGGAAATTCATATACAAGAATCGGAACTAGATTTAATGTAATTAGACTTAAGCTTGAGAAATTTTTTGATAGAGCTGATGATTATTCTTCAGTTGTTTCAGGTAGGGCTGAAGCAATACATATAGCTCCAGATATTATTGAAGATGGATACTTTTACTCACATAATTTTTATACATCACCAAAAATTGTTTCTATTGAAAAGAAATTAACATGGGATGAGTCATTAATTGTTTGTACTAGTATTCCAAGACAAGTTCCTAGTGTACTAGGCACAACTACTGGATACGAAGTAAATGAATGTACTGTTGAAGGCGTACAAGTAACTGTATATGGTGCAAAGCCATCTTTCGATCCAGGTCGTGTTGACGTTTTTGTTCCAAACAATATTATCATTGGAGAAGGCGGCGGCATAAAAGGTATTGACGGCAACTACCATAAAGTAGATTTTGAAGTTGGAACAATTGTACTTGAAATACCAGATGGTATTTTTGGCGCAGAAAAAACCATAAACATCATGGATGATTTCATTGCTGATTATACTAGTAATGGTATAACTAGACTTGGATTTCCAGCAATGAAATATGCTGATTGTTCTTATGTATCATCTAATGATTTAGCGGATGATAAAATTAGACTATCGGTATCAGTTCAATCTTTTTCTCCAAATACAAATGGAGTGGATGCAGATGGTTATGAGGGGATAATTGTAGATGGTAAAATCGGTGTAGCTATTGATTATACAACCGGTTTATTAAGTTTAAATTTCACTAACTTATATCAAGATGAAGTTCTAAGCACAATGAATACAAAAATTCAAATCAATGTATTCTTGAAAAAGGGTGGATTTAATAATGCGCCACTTTTTGTTGACTCCACAAAAGTTCAAAATATGCTTAGTTTGATTAGTGTATTTAGCAACGGTGTTGATGGTGGACCAAGCTCTCTAGTTGATGTTGAGAGTGATGTAAGCGGTATTTTACCAATCATTAATGGTGGTACGGGTCTTGACAGTGTTGGTGCTCTTGGAACAGTACTTACAAGCGGTAGTGGCTCTTTAAGTTACCAATTCTTGTATGATATGGATGGTGTTGCTGGTTATAATTCTTTTGATGTTGATGTTCTTCCAAAAACTGATGGTTATGGATTTATAGATCCTAGTTTCATGTATAAGAATCCGGTCTTTATTACAGCAGTTGCTGGTTCATTTACAAATAACAGCACAACGGTGGTTGTTATTGGTTCATTTACGTTTAGATTCGATTCATTTATACAACAAGGGTTATCGTCAATCAAGCTTGAAACAATAATTAAAACTTCAGATGCATCAAACGCTGCAAGAGTTCAATTAACTAATGTTACTACTTCTGAAGATTTATTGATTTCATCTGGAACTCTTTATTTAGCAACAAATGGTACATCATATACATTAGTAAGATCTGATGATATTAAAGAGTTGTTAGCTGAGGGAGCGACTGATTTCGTTTATCAAATAGGCTTAACATTAAGTCCAACGGATTTGGGAAAAACAGCAACTTGTACCATGGCTAGACTTGTTTTAACTTATGATAATCCAGAAGTATTACCACCAACTTCTTATAGTACTAATTTCGTACCTTATTTAGTTACATAATTTTTTATAATTACCTGACCATGCAAAAATTTATTGTTTTATTATTACTAGTTTCGGCTTGCTCTGAGAGTAAGACCGAAGAAAAAGAGACGCAACCTTTGTCTGTGCCTCTTCCAATTTATAGCGCTACACCTTCAACCTCTTCAACCTCCACAGTAGAGGAGCCGCCCTGCCCCGCCGAGATGACGATGGTGTCTGGTTTATACTGTACGAAAGTTGAGCAGAAGTGCATTAAGTGGCTGCCTGATCCAGTGAAAAAGTTCGCTCGATGCGCTGAGTTTTCAAAAAGTGTATGTGTTGGTTCTAAAGAGAAAATGAATTATTGTATTGATACTAAAGAGTTTGCAACTAATTTTGAAGGTCTACCAGTAACAGATGTTTCATGGACCAAAGCACAATCTATATGTAAAGACAATGACAAGCGCTTATGTTCTGAAGAGGAATGGATTTTCGCTTGTGAAGGTGAAGATAGCGTACCTTATACAACTGGAACTAAACGTCCCACACATACTTGTCATATGGATGTAGAACATGATGTTGTTTGTGGTCATAATCTATGTGATCTTAGAAAAGATATTGATGCTAATCCAGAGTGCAAATCTCCATTTGGTATTATTAATATGGCGGGTAACGTTGATGAATGGGTGGCTGTACCTAACTATCAGCATAGTAAAATACATAGTCTCTGGATGAGGTCAGCTTTGAAAGGTGGGCATTGGCTGCCTGTAAGAAATAGATGTCGTCCTATAACTAAAGATCATGATGAGGGGTTTCATCAAGTTTCTATTGGATTTAGATGTTGTAAAGGTCTCTGATATATAAGTCAATATGAAAATATGTTGGTTTGGTTATTTAGCAAAAAATCACAGTTGGTCGATAGTTGCACAGAACATATCAAGAGCTTTAATAGGTTTAGGTCATCATGTAGATTTATTTTCTACGAATGGCACAGAGCATTTCCCAGATGATCTTAAATCTAATCTAAAAGGTTCTGTTGAAGATAATGTTTCTATTAATCAATCTAATTATAACTCTTTAGTTAAATTAGATAAATCATATGATATGCAACTATCTTATACTGCATTAAAGAATTTCTCTAGTTATTTTATTAGGGGAGATAAAAATAGATTTGGAATATGGAATTATGAAACAACTGTTATTCCAAAAGCTTTTATCAAACATTATAAAGATGTGGATAAAGTATTACCATCATCAACTTTTTCTAAGAAGATATTTACAGATAATGGAATGCCAGCAGATAGTCAAGTAGTTGTGCCTCATGGTATCAATTTAGAGAAGTTTTCTAGTTCTGATAAATATCCATTAAAAACAAATAAGAGGTATAAGATATTAGCTAACATTGCTCAACCGCATTTAAGAAAGAACATTCCTGGTTTACTTAAGGCTTTTGGCAAAGCATTTACAAAAGAAGATGATGTGTGTTTGGTAATGAAGGTGGCAAAGAAAAGCCCACAAAAAACTAGTATAATTGATGTTTCGATTGCGGATTCTTTAAATAATTTTCGTAAAATTTTCAAGAATGCCGGCGAAATTGAAATAATTGACACATTTATTACAGATATCGAAAGCCTTTACAACGCGTGTGACGTGGTTATTACAATGTCTCACGCAGAGTGCTTCTGGATGCCTGGACTTGAAGCTTTTGCTGCAAATAAAGTAGTAGTTGCTCCTCGTTATGGTGGACAGCTTGAGTATATGAATGATGATAACTCATTGCTCATTGACGGCAAGGAAATTCGAGCAGACAATAGAATGCAGTATTGGGAGCCATCACCTTATGCTAAGGCATTTGATGCCGATTCTGATCATGCTGCCAAACTTTTAAAAGATTTGATTGCCAATTATGGTGATTATCATGCAAAGTTTTCGCCTAAGATGCAAAAGTTAATACCTCAATATACTTGGGAAAGTGTGGCAAAAAGGATCGTATCTTTATGTCAATGAATTTACCTTTCCCAATAATAGCTGGTATAACTGTATTACCTGCTGATAAACCAGAACCAACAGTTAATGAAAAAATTGTCGTATTTTCTAATGGTAAGATTGGTAAAACTAAACGAGGAAGAATTGGTTTTACCTGTAAAGAAGTTATTGGTATAGCTATAATCAATCCAAGAGCTATATCCTCTGCGATAAAAAATACCTGTGTTGGTATTGATGTAATTTGTGAGGTAAAATAATGACAAATTCTAAAGTATTAAGTATAGTTATACCGGTTTATAATAAGTTTAATTTTACCAAGTCATGTTTAAAAGATTTAGTTCAATTACCATCTGATCATGAAATTATTGTAGTTGATAATGGTAGTACCGACGAAACTAAAGCTCAATTAGAAGGATCTAAAGAGATCAAGTATATTAGGAATGAGGTTAATCTTGGTTTCGCTAAAGCTAGTAATATCGGTTATTATCATTCTACTGCCTCTTCTGTTCTTTTTCTTAATAATGATATTCGAGTAAAATCAGAGTATGCAACATGGACTCAATATTTATTAAAGAGATGCGCTAATGCCTTAGTTGGTCCTACCATGGGTCAGTTAGATACTGAATTGAATTTCGTACAAGAAGCTAATAAGACTTTGCCAGGAAAATCTTATATGTCTGGGTGGTGTGTTGCATCTTCTAAACAGATTTGGAATAAACTAGATCTTCCAAGAAATAAAAGTATGATCATTACTGATGCTCATATGCCGCAAATATTCTCAGAAGAATTTGGGTTGGCATATTTTGAAGATACTGATCTTGGATTTAGGGCACGTAAGCAAGGAATAAACATGGAAGTTGTAGATGTACCTGTTGTCCATTTCGGAAAACAAACAAGTAAACAATTAAATACTCGTGAGTTATATACATCTGCTAGAAAAATTTTCGTAAAGAAGTGGATTAAGGGGTAATCATGCCGTTGTATGGTAAAATTTTAATAATCGCAGGCGCAATGCTAACATTAAGTTTGTTAGTATTTGCTATTTATAGACAGAATGAAATTTCTAATAGACAATTAGCTATTGAAACGCAAGTCGTGTCTCAGAAGCAGCTTGTTGATGGTATTATGAGAAGTCAAAATGAATATGCTACAAGAAAAGATATTGAGCAATTTGTAAAAGACAATGGAGTTAACTTAAAAGCTATTCAAGCCGATCTTAATAAGTTACATGCTGAGATTACTGCGGTCAACGTAGTAACGGTATCAAGTTATGGTCAAGTTGGTGGAAAACTACCTACAACACATATAGGTCCAGCTAATCCAACACCTGATGCAAAACCTATTTGTAAAGATGGTTCGCCATGTATTAATGCTGACCCTCATGGTTACTTGAAGAATCAGCAAAATTTTGTATTGAATGAGAATTTTGCGAAAGTACAAGTGCCGTTTGGTACGATAGGGTTTAGTGCTTGGCAAGCAGAGCCTTGGAGTTTGGACATCAAACCAAGGAAATATCACATTGCTACCGTTACTGGAACAGATGAAAATCAAAGAACATATGTCTATAATAAGTTCACAATGAAAGTTGATGGAGTAGATTTTGAAATTCCTATTGAATCATCTGTCACAAAACAAGAATATCCAGAAGCTAAATTCAGTTGGTGGAATCCAAGGATATTTGTGGGTATGGATAGTGGTGTAAATATTACGAATATCGGACCTCAAATCACACCTAATGTTGGTGTAGGTATAATGTCTTATGGTCAATTTAAGAATCAGCCAGATTTTTCAATACTACAACTTGGTGTCGGCTATGATATAGTGAGTGACACACCTCAATTACTTTTAACACCAATAACATATAATATTGGTAAACATATTCCTCTTATGACTAATATGCACATTGGACCATCATTTCATTTAGGTTTATCTGGAGATTTTGCAATCATGTTTGGATTTAGGATAGGATTATAATGCTTTACATTCTCACATTAACATGGAACGCCTGCGATAAACTAACTAAGCTAAAAGAATCATTAATTCCAGCTTTAAAAGATATTGATTATACTTGGTTGATTAAGGATAATGCATCTATTGATAATACTGTAGCTGTTGCGTCAACATGGGGAGATAAAGTAAAAGTTATTCCATATAAAGATAATAAACAAAATTTCTCTCAAGGCATGAATTATTTATTCCATGAAGCATCTCCTAAAGACGATGATCATATTCTTTTATTGAATAATGATGTTGTTGTAAAGGATTCTAAGTCCATTGCTTCAATGATCAATCTTCTATCAAAAGATATTAGTGTTGGAGCTGTTGGAGCGCGGTTAGTTTATCCTAATAGCCTAAGACTTCAACATGCTGGAGTTGTATTTAATAATTCCAAATCACCTTTGCACTTCAGAGCTAATGAATCTTCGGATAGTAACGCTGAGAAAGATAGACTATTTCAAGTTGTAACTGGTGCTGTTTTATTGACAAAGGCAGAATATTTTAGAAATGCCTGCACTAAAAATGCCTCTGGCGTGAAAGGTATGGATGAAAATTATCATTGGGGATTCGATGATGTTGACTTGACTTTATCCATTGGTTACAATATGGAGAAGAAGATTGTTTATTGTGGCAAGACCAAAATTGAACATGAAGAGAGCGCTTCTTTGAAGAAGAATCCTGTAAATAAACTATTCATGAATCACAATTTGAATTATTTAAAAACTAATTGGTCTAAAAGGTGCATAGCTGATCTAAGTTTGTATACGAATGCTACAAAATATAAACTGTACGAGGCAAAATGAAAGTTGATTTAGGATTGTATAGACACTATAGGGGAAAACTATATCATGTGTTAATGAATGTCATTCATTCAGAAACTTTAGAAAATATGGTGGTATATCAAGCTCAATACGATAGTACTAAATTTGGCAATAGGGCTATATTGGTTAGACCAGCAGCTATGTTTTTAGAAACAGTTGAAATTGAAGGTAAAAAAGTACCAATGTTTGAGCATCTTAGTCTGATGGAAGAATCGCAACATTTCGTAAACTTAGCTAATCAAGCGTATAAATCTTGGACAAAAAGAAAAAAGAAATGAAGAAAAAAGTATTAATAACTGGTTCTTGTGGGTTTGTTATGGGGAACTTTCTTCGTAAGGCTATTTACGAACGAGCGGCATACAACTTTGTAAGTATAGATAGAGTCAATTCAAATGTGATTAATTCTATGTATTGGAATAAGAATCATATCTTTCATGTTGCTGACATTAGAGATCGTCATGTATTAGATATTATTTTTCAGTTTGAAAAACCTGATATTGTTATACATGGCGCATCTGAAACTATGGATATTAATAACTTCACGACTTCAAATTTTGTTGGAACTCAAAATATTATTGATGCTTGTGTAAAACATAATGTTGAACGTCTAATTTATACTTCTACAGATGCGGTATATCAGGCTTCGACGAATCCGATTGATGAGTCATCGCCCATTAACCCCAAAACGCTGTATGCTGCAACCAAGGCAGCAGGAGAGCTACTTATCAAGGCAGCTAGTCAGACTTATGGATTAAAGTATAACATTACCAGAGCGGCAACTAACTATGGACCTCGACAGATGAGTAATCATTTAATTCCGAGTGCTATTAAATCCATTTTGAATAGCCAAAACATGGCTATAGATACTAAAGCTACATCGGACTGGACTCACGTATTTGATTATTGCTCAGCGATACTTACAATTTTAGAGAATGGCGTTTCAAATGAAACGTATAACGTAGCAGCGAATCAAGAATTTTCAAACATTGAAGTACTGCAAAAGATTTGTACATCAATGAATAAACCAGATGCATTATCACTATTCGCAGATGATAGTGAGGCAGCTTCAGAATCAGCCAAGCTATTAAATACTGATAAGACAAAAAGCATTGGATGGAAACCACATTATAAATTGAAAGATGGTATAGTTGGTACGACTGAATGGTATACAAATAATCAATGGTTTTTAAAGTAAGGATGACAAATGAAAATTGAAAATTGAAGAAATTAGAAAAATAACAGACGAATATAATGTAGATATCGATAGTGTATACGAAAGAATAGTTGATAGCTGCGCAGCATCTGCTAAAAATGGCGGTAAAGCAATTAGACTTTATGATCATTATTTAGATGCAATGCTCAGTAATAAAACAATGGAAAAATGTGGTAGGTTATTTTTAAAGTTGAGACAAAATGGATTTACTGTATCACCATTCTTATCGATAGGTGGAGCAGGTATTTGTTTCGATGTATCATGGTAAATTAGGAGAATAGTATGTCAGCAAAAACAACGAGTGAAGAAATGCAAAAGGAAGAGATCATGGATGATGTTACAAACGAAGAAGTAAAAGCATCAGAAGATCAAGTCGATTTAAGCAAGTTAGCAGCATTAAAGGCAAAAAGCCAAGCAAAACAACAGGAAACGAAAATGGCATCTAAGATTGTAGCTAAAAAAGAAAGAAGTCTCTCTTTAGGTGTCGTTGGTTCCGGTCAAGCCGGTTCTAGAATTGCTGAGGCTTTTTATAAGCTTGGTTATGATACTGTAGTCATGAACACTGCTATGCAAGATCTTAAGTTTATTGATATTCCAGATTCAAATAAACTTCTATTAGAGTATGGCGTTGGTGGAGCAAGCAAAGAATTATCAATTGGAGCGGCAGCAGCAGAGGCGCATAAAGATGCCATTGCTGAGTTAATTAATGGTAAATTAAGTACATCCAAAATAAATGTACTTTGCTTATCATTAGGCGGTGGATCTGGTGCAGGCTCATGCGATACGATGATAGAAGTATTATCACAAATTGGAAAGCCAATTGTTGTAATGACTGTTTTGCCAATGGATACAGAAGATTCTCTAGCAAAATCTAATACCTTAGAAACTCTATCTAAACTAACTAATTATGCGAAATCTAAAAAGATCTCTAATCTTATAGTTATTGATAATGCCAAACTAGAATCTATTTATCATGATGTTAGTCAAATGGATTTCTATTCAATAGCAAATAAAGCAATTGTAGAGCCATTAGATATTTTTAATACTTATTCAGCTATGCCATCATCGACTAAAGCGTTAGATAGTATGGAATTCTTAAAAGTACTAATTGATGGTGAAGGTCTAAGTGTTTATGGTGAATTAACTATAGACAATTATACTGAAGAAACTTCTATTGCAGAGGCGGTAGTTAGTAATCTTAATGGAAATCTATTAGCTTCTGGATTTGACCTGACGCAATCCAGGTATGTTGGATTCATGGTTATAGCTAATAAAACAGTTTGGTCAAAAATTCCTGCGGCAAGTATCAATTATGCAGCAGCTATGATTAATGATTTATGTGGCTCACCAAAGGGAGTTTTCAAAGGTATTTATGTAAGCGATTCAACTGAAGATGTTGTAAAAGTTTATTCTTTGTTTAGCGGATTAGGTCTTCCAAGTAATAGGGTAGATCAGTTGAAGAAGGAAACTCAGAAATTACAAAATAATGTAAAGGCTAAGGACGAGCAAAGAAATCTTACATTACAATTAGATACTGGTATTAATGCTGAAATATCTGCTGCACAAAAGATTAAAAATCAAATTGCTGCAAAGAATTCTACTTTTGGAAAATTCTTAGGTAGTTCTGTAAAAGACAGAAGAAAATAATGGATATATTTTGGGTTTATTCCATTGAAAATAAAATTAATGGTAAAATGTATATAGGTAAAACTAATAATCTTAAACTGAGATTCAAAGTTCATATCAATAAATCCAGAAATACTTCTAGTAAAAGTCAATACATCCATAAAGCTTTGAATCAATATGGTGCAACCAATTTTTGGTTCAAGGCTTTATGGTATTGTTTTTCTGAACAAGAAGCTTTTGAAATATCTCAAATTTCTTTGCGCCATACAAATGATTCAAAATTTGGATATAATTTGACAAATGGTGGTGAGGGCGCTAAAGGATTTAAGCATTCAAAAGAAACAAAGATTAAATTATCTGAATTAGCTAAACTTAAAACTGGAAATATAAATCCATTTTATGGAAAGTCACATTCAGATGATGTTAAGTTAAGATCTAGAGGTGAATCTAATAAGCAATCTAAATTGCTCGAATCACAAGTTATTGATATTTTGAATCATTATTATACTGGTAAATATACTGAAAATGATTTAGGTAATTTATTCAATGTTTCTAGAGGGACAGTTAATGATATACTTAGAGATGTTAAATGGAAGCATGTATATAAAAATTTTATGAAAATAGCTGAAGTGAAAAAGATTAATAAAATGAATAGAGGTAATAAATGAGCAGTTTCAATAAAATATTAGAGAGTTTTGTTGGCAAAAATCTCCCACTAAAACTAATAGATAAAAATAGTGCTTTTTATACAGTGGAAAGTGTTGGTAGTGATTATGTTATTTTGACAACCAGTAATCCAATGCATTTGAAAACAAGGTTTTGTTGTAAATTAAGTATGATTCAATCTATTGAATTACCAAATGATTATATGGTCATAATCATATGAAACCTGATATACTAGAAGAGATTAGTGAAGTTCAATCTCAATACGATTCTGAACTTGCGAGTTTGCGTGCCAAGTATCTTAGCAAGTATGGTCCTATTACATATTTATTTGAATCATTAAGGTATGTAGATACTAGCGAAAAGAAAATGCTGGTGAGGCTGTAAATAAGATGATTAAACACATTAAAGGTGAGTAAGTAATCACATAAATTGTCGAGAAAAACCTTGTAGTTATATAGATAAACATGTATAACTACAAGGTAATCTCATGACAAAAAAAACTGAAGAGTTCATCGAAAAATCAAAGAAATATCATAACGATAAATTTGAGTATTTAGAAGTAGACTATAAGAATAGTAAAGTCGAAGTAATCGTAATGTGTAAGGTTCATGGTTCATTTACAGTATTACCAACAGATCATATTAAGTTATCATCTGGTGGTTGTTCTAAATGCGTTGAGACTAAACCAGAGTATCCTAAAATCATTGTTGATAATAAGCATTCGCAATTTATCACTACGGATATTAAGCTTTTCAATAAGCTAAAGAGCCATCTATCATATAAACAAGCCGGTGTTGAATATACCGCTGCGTTTAAAAATGGTTGGAATGGTATTGCTTATATGCTAGACAATAATGGTTATTTCTTATCTGGTCTTTTACAAAATGTAAAAGCATTCTTAGATAAGAACAACCAACAATATTCTATTATTGACAATAACAAATCTGTTGTCAACGGAGCTAGCTTAGATCTAACTGATAAGCTGCAATCACTTTCTATGGTACCCAGAGAGTATCAAAAGCGTATTGTTAGTGCAGCCATTGGTACTAACAAGGGAATAATAAGAGCCTGCACTGGTTCCGGCAAAACCTTATGTACTGCATTGATTGCAGCAAAATTTAACAAGCCAACCATCATATATGTTATTGGTCTTGACCTATTAAAACAATTCCATGATCTATTCTCATCTGTATTCGATGAACCAATAGGCTTCATTGGTAATGGTGTGTGCGACATACAAAGAATCAATATCGCAAGTATCTGGACAATAAGTAGTGCCTTAAAAAGTAAAGGGGCAGTATTGATTGATGATGAATTGGATGATAAAGAAATCACTCCAACTCTAAGTCAAAGTGAGAAAATCAATAATATGTTACAAGCAACTAAGCTACATATTTTTGATGAGAGCCATGTCGTTACAACTGATACAATTAAGAACATTTTTAGTAAAATAAACCCTGAGAATATATATGGTTTCTCTGGAACACCATTTAGAGATGATGGTTCCGACTTGCTTATTAAAGGAATTCTTGGTGAACAGATTGTAAACGTAACCGCATCTGAGTTAATAGGTGATGGTTACCTTGCTCAACCAATTGTAAAATTTGTAAGAGTACCTAAGACATATATTGGATCTGGAACATCAAGTTATCAGACAGTGTATAAAGAATACATCACTGATAATATAATAAGAAATAACGCAATTGTCAATAATACCAAGGAGCTATTGACAAAAAATTATCAGGTATTAGTATTATTCAAGCACCTACAGCATGGGAAAAATCTGTGCGAATTATTTGAAAATCAAGATATTAAATACGAGTATCTTTCTGGTTCAGATCCGCTAGATAAAAGAATAGAAGTTAAAAATAGACTACTATCTAAACAATCTAATTTAGTGTTAGCTAGCTCAATATTTGATATTGGAGTAGATATTAGCTCACTGTCTGCACTTGTTCTAGCAGGTGGTGGCAAGAGTAGTATTAGAGCATTGCAGCGTATTGGTAGGGTTATTAGAAAATTCCCAGGCAAAAAATATGCTGCAATCATAGACTTCTTTGATGATGTTAAGTTCTTAAAAACTCATTCAAAAAGAAGACACGAGATATACTGCTCTGAAGAAGGCTTCAAAATTATCATACCACCTAACCTTAGAAATGAGTTATAAATGATTGAATATCACTCAGATTTACAGAAACTTTTATTGGATTTAAAGTTCAATCATAGTAACATTTATGATTTAGCTGAAAAATGCGGCTATCAGATAAATAGTATTTCAGCTTCTATTGATGAAATTGATGAAACGGTAGATCTAATAATAAAGCGTACAGATCCTAAAATTATTGGAACAATTTTTGTTTTACTTGGTGTGAGGCGAGACGGTGACTGTTTCATGTATTGTATGTGATAGGAAACATATAGATAAAGTTTTGAATATGAAAGCATTTTGGTAAAATAATATGGCGACAAAAAAAGTAAAAGATACTACTGGTGGAGAACTAACAACTGCACCAAATGAACAGTGGCAAAAACTTTTTGATAAATTCAAAGATATAGATACATTAGATGTCACACAATGGAAAGCCCAGCATTTGTTGGGCTATTTTTGTAAAAAGTATTATGAAACCTACAATGTGAAATATTCATTCAAGTTCAATAGTCCATTTCCAATGAAATCTTTTGAAATTTTTCAAGTAAAAAAATTATCTTCAATGTTGACTTCTAATCCATCATTACTGAAGGAGTATATTGATTGGGTATATAAGACTAAAGTGATACAGGCTAAACGTAGACTTACATCTATTTCATTTATGACAGTAGAAGGTATTGTAAATGAATATAAGTTTAATGTGTTACTAGCCGGTAAGAAAAACCTGAGCGTGGATCGTACTACCGATTTGCCAGCAAACTATGCTAGTATCTTCAAGACCGCCGGTCTGCCTGTGAAGACATATGGTGACTTAGCTTTCGTATCACAGATGTCAGATCCATCACCAGAGATCCTATTAGCATTTACTCAACTTGAAGAAGCTGGGTTTGATAAAGATATTCTAACAAGGATAGTATGATACCTCAACCAAATAACATAGTAAAAATTCATTTCAAAAGTGGATTACAACTTACTGGTAAAGTGGAAAGTTGGTCAGCAACGGAGGCGATACTAATATCTTCTGACGGGGAATGTCGTATAATAATACCACACCCTTCAGATGATATAGTTGCCATGCTCATCCTGCCAGACCGTGCTGCTATAAAACATAAAATTGCAGCAAAGGTAGAAGAGAAGACTGTTCTGGAAGAAAAGTTTGAAGAAACGTTGAACAAACCTAGCGATAACGATTTACGTGTCAAGAAACTAGCTGAGTTACGTGTACTTTTAGCAGAACAGGAAAAGAAGATTATCACAGAGAAATTGAAAGACCACCACTTACCAGCACCAAAGGAAGCATCATATGGATACCCTGGATTTCATTCGAAGCCGAGCACTAAATAATGTGCCAAAACGCAAATTACAGGAAACTATTTCAAGTATAGAAAATAGTACTGATGATCTTCAAACGAAACATATCAAACTAACTGCTATCAATAGGTACGCTGAAAGTAATATTCCATATGAATATTGGAATCTTAAAATGGAAAAGGATTATCAAGGAGATAAACGCCTTCTAGATAAGTACAATGAATATATTTCAGATTTGAAGGCTTCATATATTACTGGATCATCTATATGTTTTGCTGGATCACATGGTGTTGGTAAGACAATGACACTGACTTGTATTTTAAAGAAAGCCTGTCAAAAAGGATACGTGAGTCTTTATACTACATTGAGTGATATTGTAAATGTATTGACGCAAGCATCTGGTGAAGAGAAGTTTTTAGCTAGACGTGAATTGGTAATGGCGGATTTTCTAGCAATAGATGAGTTTGATTCTAGATTCATGCAATCAGAAAATGCCGCAGATTTATATGCTAGGACTTTGGAAGGTGTATTTCGTACACGTAGTCAAAACAAGATGCCTACATTGATGTGTACGAATTCACCAAAGATAGTTGATGCTTTTAATGGACCATTGAAAGCTAGTATAGATAGTTTGATGAAGGGATATATGAAAGAGTTCGTAGTTATGGGTGAAGACTTTAGAAAAAAGAGGTAAGTATGTTCGGAGTAGCCAAATCAAAATTAGTGGTATCTTTAGGCAGAATTAAAAAAGCATTGTGTGCTTATAGAGGTAAGACATGCGACTGCAAATACATTAAAGAATCAGATAATGATTCTAGTATTTGTAGGGGTAGTGAAAGCGCATCTGGTTGTCCTGAGGTAATGGAGGTTATTGCTATTGTTAATGCAATGACACCAGTAGAATTTAGAAGAATTGCTAAAAGGGCTGGTTTGATAGTTGAAGCGGAGGAAGTATGAGTTTTCAAGATCTAGATTTGGTTATTCTAAAAACACTTATCACGAATAAGAAACAGGCTTTAGATTTTAGTACTGAATGTGATCCTAAGATATTTGCGCCTGAGGTTTGGAATTTTGCAAACTTAATCATCCCTCACATTAAAATGTACAAGGATATTCCTACTTTAAGAGTCATTACTGAAAAACTGGCTAATGGTAAGAATGATAAGCAAATTGAAAACGTAAAAACTTTATGGGCTAAACTAGAGTCTATTGAATACAATGATAAAGAGTATAAGCATGACCTTAGTAAGTTAAAAAGGCGTTATGCTGAAAGGCAAATCATTGCGGTTAAAGAGACACTAGCTTCGGCTGATCTTGGTACTATGGATGTTGAAAAGCTTACCTCTGAAATGCAAAAGGCTTGTCAAACGATCAAATCTTTAGATAAGGTAAAAGCTTATGAGCGTAAAACATTAAGAGATGCCGTCCCTATTTTTAGGGAAGAGTATAACGCAAAGATGAATGATCCTACTTTTGATAGAGGTATTCCTACTGGTTATACGTATTTTGATAATGTGACAGATGGATTACGTCCTGGTGAGCTAGTATTAATTGGAGCTGAATCTGGTGGTGGTAAATCCATGTTACTTATGAATATGGCAATTCAGATTTGGATGCAACAAAATACGATGGATATGGAGGAGAATTGGGGAGCTGGAACTGGCATTTTATATTTCTCGCTTGAAATGCCCTTTAAACCATGTTTGAACCGTGTTCTATCCAGACTATCGGGTTGTCCTTCAAAGAAGATTAGAAAGGCAACCTTAGACACTGAAGAGGCAAATAAGCTCAAGAAGGCTTTAAGGTTTATTCAACGTTATCCATTTCAATTTGAAATTGTAGATATTCCTCGTGGTGCCACGATGGAAAGTCTTGAGCAGATTTATGAAGAAGCAAGGGCTAGTTATGATCCTAAGATTATAGTAATTGATTATCTTGGTCTAATGGATTATGAAGGTGGTTCAGATTTAGATGACTGGTTGAAGCTTGGTAAAATTGCAGAAAAGATTCATGAGTTTGCTAGAGTTCATAATTGCATTGTTTTAAGTGCTGTGCAGTTGAACAGAGCGAAGGGCGGCAAAGAGATTGAGGATAAAATTGGATTGCATCGTATTGGTCGTTCAGCATTAATCATGCAGAATGCTAATATTGCAGTACAGATTGAGACCAGAAATAATGAAAAACAGTATCCAGATATGAATTACCATTTGATTAAGAATCGTGATGGTGAGCTTGGTAAAGGTAATTTGATAAAGAATTTAGCTTGTGGTACTTTATTAGATAATCCTGCTGAAGAGGATGATACTCAATTTGAGATGAGAGACCCCGACGATATTTCATCGAAAGCTGAATTATTAGGTATGTGATAAAATGAAAAATTATGAAGAGGTGGTTGCTGATGCATCTAGGATAGAGTTTGATGAAAAAACAGGAAGACTATTTATAGTTTTTGAAGTTAAGAATGAAAAATTCAAACAGGACATCAAAAAGAATTGGTTTAAGGATATAGAGTACAGGTTAATAGGTAAATCTTTAATAATAGATGATACCTAAATTGATTTAAGGAATAAAATGCCAGATTATGAACATATGTGTGAGACTTGTAAACATGAGTGGGAAGCTACATATTCTATTAAAGTTGATCCACCAACAATTTGTCCAGCTTGCAATGAGCCAACCGCTAAGCGCTTGATTTCTTTAAATGTAAGGGGCGTAGTAGAATTGACTGGTCAAGATTTGGTTGATAAAGTAAAGAGTGATGCAAAAGTTTTGAAGCAAGATATGCATAAATCAGAAAAGGTTTATGCGAACATGCTTGGTGAAACTAAATACCAAGAATTACAAACTAAAATAGATCGCAGAAAACGCGGAGGTTAATTGCGAACAGTCACTTCTCTTGCACTTACGAATAAATTCACTTCCTGTAAATGGGAGTTGAAACATTTGCTTGGTCAAGTAAAAGAAATAGAAAAAGATAAATATGCCAATGAAAACGATAGTCTAGTGAAAATAAAAATAATACGCGAGCAAATTACTAAAGTTGGCATGGAAATTGACAGCATAAAAAAAGAGATTATGATGTTGAGTAGCCGAAATACAAACTGAGGATAAATGCCAACCTATACATATTGCTGTGAATTGCATGGAGAGTTTGAAGAGTCACACTCTATAAACGAGAAGTTAGAAGAATGCTCGAAGTGCCAGGAGGCGGGACTGGAGCTAAAGAAAGTTACTAGATTAATCTCCAAAGGTGGGGGATTCATTTTGACTGGAGGCGGGTGGGCTAGCTCAGGCTACTCATGACCAAATCTAGTAAGAGTACAAAAGATCAAAAAATTAAACAAATAATTGATCTACTTAAGTTCACAATGACAATGGGTGATGAAGAAATATTAAGATCATCCGTTGAATCAATCATAGAACAATTAGAAGAAATTATTAAGTAATTTGTCGATAAATCATTCAATATCTTATATTTCACTACGTATCAATAATTGCGTATATCATTACTTTTTATTAAGAGAGAAGACCTAATGTTAACAGAACAAGAAGCACAAGACCTAATGAGCACCCTGATCGATCTTAGAAATAAGTTTAAAGAATCAGGTGACACAAAAATCAAATCAGAATTGAATAAGCATGAACGTATTTGTATGTCAAGTTTTCAATATCTTGTAAAGATGAAGACTGGTCGTTATAAATCCTTCAACAACTATGATGACTTGAATCAAGAAGGTTTCGAAGCTCTAATCAAAGCGATGAATAACTATAACCCAAAGAAGGGTTCATTTTTTTGGTGGGCGCATAAGTATATTGATACAAGAATTTCAAGAAGTGCAAACTTACACACAACAATTAGGGTACCATTAAAAGTAGCAAAATTACACGCGCCACATAAAGAAGCTGTACTACCTACTTTAATAGAGGAGAGATACTGTCCAGATAAAGAATTAGAGGAGTGCCAAACTAATTCTGCAATTCAAAATGCACTATCTATGCTTAGCGATGAGCAAAGACAAGTCATTAATTTAGCATATGGATTCACTGATGAAGACAAGAAAATGTCTATCAACAAAATATGCAAAGAACTTGGTATTTCTAGAGTAAGTTGTATAAAGACAATTAATAATGCTCTTTCTATTATGAAAGAAAATATCAAAGTATAATCAACCCTTAACACTAGTATAACGTAAACTTAATTACCCAAATTATTAGGTTACGTTATACTATTCTCTTTTTTAGGAATTTTTAATGAGTTTACTTACACCGCGCCCAACATATGCTCCTTTCGAATACGAACAAGCATATAAGTATTGGGAATTACAACAACAATCTCATTGGCTACATAGCGAGATTTCAATGGCTTCTGATATCAATGACTGGAAAATGAATCTTAATGAATCTGAAAAACATGTCATTGGTCATATCCTAAAAGGATTTACTCAATCTGAAGTATTCATTCAAGAATATTGGGGTCAGATGGTTGGCAAGTGGTTTAAGAAACCAGAGATTCAAATGATGGCAGCAGCTTTTTCTTCATTTGAATCTATTCATGCAGTATCATATGCATACCTAAATCAATCATTGGGTTTAGAAGATTTTGCCGCGTTCCTTCATGAGCCAACTGCTAAAGCTAAAATCGATAGATTAATAGGCACTAAAGGTAAAACAAAAGAAGAGATTGCACGCAGCTTAGCAATCTTTTCTGCGTTTAATGAGGGAGTCAATTTATTTTCTTCATTTGCTATTCTACTAAACTTTTCTCGTTTCAATAAACTAAAAGGTGTAGGGCAGATTATCGCATTCTCAATCAAAGATGAGTCACTACACTCTGATGCAGGTTGTTGGTTATTTAGGACACTAGTTGATGAGTTTCCAGAAATAATGACCGACACTCTAAAGAAAGAGCTTTACGACGCTGCGAGGTTGACTGTTGAACTTGAAGATGCATTCATTGCAAAAGCATTCGAACATGGACCAATCGAAGGTATTGATCATAACGATTTGAAAACTTTCATTAGGTTTAGAACTAATACTAAACTTGGTGATTTGGGTCTGAAAAAAATATGGAAGAATTTAGATAAGAACTCCTTGGAAAGAATGGCATGGTTTGATATTATGTCTGCCGGAGTATCACACTCCGACTTCTTTGCATCTCGCGTAGACTCCTACGCAAAAGGTACAGTAGATTTCAGTAATGTTTGGTAAGATAATAATACATAACCTATAAGAGTAGTAAAATATGAACGAATTAGATGAATTAAAAGCGGCAGGCGAAGCACCAGAATGGATGGAAGAGTTTGGTTACAAAACATTATCATCTGGATATTTATTGAAAGATGAGACTCCTCGTAAAATGTATGCGAGACTTGCTAAAGCAGCCGCAAGTTATTATGAAGATTCTAAAGTGTGGGAAGAGAAATTCTTTGATGTTATGTGGAAAAACTGGTTGTGCCCAGCATCTCCAGTATGTTCTAATTTAGGTACTGATAGAGGATTACCAATATCTTGCAACTCAATTCATGTTGCTGACAATTTGGATTCTATCTTCATGAAGAATTATGAGCTTGCAATTTTATCTAAGAATGGTGCTGGTGTTGGTATTTATTTTGGTGATATTCGTGGTAGAGGTGCTAAGATTAAAGGTAATGGAATATCTGAAGGAGTTATCCCTTGGGCAAAAGTATTCGATACTACAACAGTAAGCGTATCACAAGGATCAACTCGTAGAGGTGCTTCAGCTATTTATCTACCAATTGAGCATTTAGATATAGAAGAATTCATTAATCTAAGAAGACCAACAGGTGATGTTAATCGTCGTTGTTTAAACATTAATCATGGCATCTGTATTTCAGATGCTTGGATGAATTCTATGATTGACGGTGATAGAAATAAACGTGCATTATGGGCTGAAATTCTTAAAGCTAGAGTAGAAACAGGAGAGCCATATCTATTCTTTTCAGATAATGTAAATAATAACAATCCAAAATGTTATACAGATAATGGACTAGTTGTTAAGACATCAAATATCTGTAGTGAGATTACATTGTACACAGATCCAGAACATAGTTTTGTATGTTGTCTATCATCATTGAACCTTGTTCGTTGGGATGAATGGAAAGATACTGATACTGTAAATATTGCAGTTAGATTTCTAGACGCTGTTTTATCTGAATATATTAAAAAGACCGAACATATTAAAGGGATGGAAGCCTCTAGAAATTCAGCCATTAAGGGAAGGGCTATTGGTATTGGAGTTTTAGGTTGGCATTCAATGTTACAGGAAAAAGGTTTACCTTTTGATTGTTTTGAAACAATGCAATTGAATGCGGAAATCTTTAGAACAATAAGAGAGAAGGCTGAATTCGAAACTGCCATATTAGCTAAAGAATTAGGTGAGCCAGAATGGTGCAAAGGTTTTGATAGACGTAATACGCATTTAATAGCTATTGCTCCAACAGTTTCTAATTCTACTATTTCAGGTGGTCATAGTGCTGGAATTGAACCATTGTCCGCAAATGTTTATACTCAAAAATCGGCAAAAGGAACATTTATTAGAAAAAACTTGATTTTGGAACGACTTCTAATTGAAAAAGAAAAGAATACTCCAGAAATTTGGAAATCTATAAATGAACAGAGTGGAAGTATACAACATTTGAGTTTTCTTAGTGATAATGAAAAAGAAGTTTTCTTAACTGCTAGAGAGATTAATCAACATACTATAGTTAAATTAGCAGTTCAAAGGCAAAAATGGGTAGATCAAGCACAATCTGTTAATTTATTTTTTGCTTCTAATTCATCAGCTAAATATATTCATGATGCTCATATTGCTGCATGGAAAAATGGTCTTAAGACTTTATATTATCTTAGAAGCGATGGTGTTATTAAAAGTGATTTAGCTTCTCGCAGCGAAAATGACTGCAAGGCGTGCGAAGCTTAATAAAATCTCAGCATATACCAATTAACTAGCATTTGATTTAAGAATGAAAGGCACAATACTTCTCAACTATAATGAAAGTACCAGTAAGGTTGAAGATGAAGAAAAATATAAGTTTCTTCGCAACCTGCTGGAACAAATGGGCGTTCCTATTGAGGAATTTTGGACCAGTGATGATCCTTTATCCATTGAACAAAAAATTAAGTTGAGAAGTATATTGTCAACGTTTAACATCCAAGTTATAGATGACCTTGATGGACACATGCAGGTGTTTGCCGAGGGGGATTTAGCTGGAGAATGGAATAAATGCACATATAAGTTAAAACGGGATCTCAGCCAAATTGATCCTAGAAAACAACTGTATTTGGAAATGGAAATTAGTTATTGGTCACTTTTTGAACAAGAGAGCACATGAGAAAAACAATCGTTTTAGATACCTCGGTTTTAGTTACTGATCCATCCTCTTACAAGAGCTTTGCACATTGTGATGTCATCATCCCTATTGTTGTGCTAAACGAATTAGATAAGCTAAAGAAACAGTCTGATGGCGCAGGTAAGAATGCCAGAGTCAGTATTAGATTGATAGATGAATTAAGCAGTTTAGGAGATATTTCTGTTGGTATTTTGATAGATAATGATATTTTCATTAGAGTTGATGCTGAACATATTGATACTACAACGTCACAATATTCTGGATTCGGTGATCCAGCATACGGCGATACACAGATTTTAGCCTGTGCATATCTAAACTTTCTATCTCACCCCACCAATGATGTTACATTGGTAAGCAATGACATCAATTTAAGGATTAAAGCAAAAGCAAGAGGCATGGGCGCTCAGTCATATGAAGAACATAACTATTCATTTACTGATCTATTCGCTGGAAACCAGACTTTTATTCATGAAGAAGCTGGATTAGAACTTCAAAAATTTGGACATATCAATCCACAATTTTTCGACCTAAATCTTCATCACAATGAATGTGTTATGTTTGAAAATGAAAATGGTGATGGTATTGCCATGGGACGTAAAGTATCTGATGATAAAGTTAAACTTGTCAAGAAGTACTATCCATGGGGTATATCATGCAGAAACAAAGAACAAACTTTCGCTGTTGATCTTATGATGGATAAAAATGTTGATTTGGTCACATTGATTGGTAAGGCTGGTACAGGTAAGAGCTTAATGGTTCTTGCTGCTGCATTAGAATTAGTAATTAATCAAAAAGCATATGATAAGTTTATTATTTATAGACCAATTCAAGCTGTCGGGAATGATATTGGCTATTTGCCTGGCCCACAACCACTTGATGCTAAAATCGTAACTCCAGATGGCTGGAAAACAATGGGAGAAATCATTCCAGGAATGAAAGTAATTGGTAGAGATGGTTTAGCAACAAAAGTTTTAAATATTTTTCCCAAAGGTAATAAAAAAGTCTATAAATTAACTACTTCTGATGGCACAAGCACAGAATGCTGCGAAGATCATTTATGGTCAGTAACTCATAATAATGAAAATAAAATTGTTTCAACTAAAATAATTATTGATTCCTTAGATAAGAATAAATATTATTTACCAAGAAACTTACCAGTTCATTTTTCTAAAAAACAACTTTTAATACCACCATATTCTTTAGGCGCATTGCTAGGCGATGGCTCTGTTACTGATAATCATGTAACTTATTATACTAAAGATAATGAGGTAATTGAACGTGTAGTATCAGAGTTGTCAAAATTTGATTGTAATGTGGTTAATTCTAATATAAATAAATTATCTTATAGATTTTATCCAAAAATTCAATATGGGAAAAGGGGTGCAAAATCTGTAAAAATTACAAATGTTACTAATGGTGATTCAACTACTTATGATTGTATATCAAAAGCAGCCAAAACTATGAATATGAGAGCAGGATCTATTAGTAGAAATTGTAATAAAAATAAACAAATTTCTGGTTTTACTTATACATACATAAATAAAAAAATGGTAAGCTCTCATCCTATAATTAGAGAGTTATTAAGTCTTAATTTGTTTAATAAAAAATCATATGATAAATTTATTCCTAAAATTTATTTGCAATCTTCTATAGAGGATCGTATAGATTTACTTCGTGGTTTAATGGATACAGATGGAACTATAAAAAATAATGGCGAGATGTCTTTTTGTACCACATCATTAAAATTAGCAAACGATATGGTAGAGCTTGTGCAATCATTAGGTGGAAGAGCTACTATACATGAAAGAAATAGAATAGGAAAAAGTAATATTATAAATGGCGTTAAAATAATTGCAAAAAGAGTATCTTACGAGTTTACAATTTCTTTGCCTGGAGAAATAAACCCATTTTTCTTAAAAAGAAAAGCTAATAGACATAATAAAAATAAGAATCCATCTAAAATATCTATTAAATCAATTGATTTTGTTGGTGAAAAAGAGGTTCAATGCATTTTAGTGGAAAATCCAGAACATCTTTATTTGACTGATAATTTTATAGTAACTCATAATACAATGGAAGAAAAGTTAGGTCCATGGTTCCAAGCTATTCTAGATAATTTTGAACATTTATTCACTAGTAAGAATGGCGATAATTGGAAACGTGAATTAGAAATGTACCAAAAGAAGGGTAAGATTGAAATGGAAGCCATCACATATATCCGTGGTAGAAGTATTCCAAAAGCAATTATCTTGGTAGATGAGTGCCAGAACTTAACGAAAGAAGATGTAAAAACCATCCTAACTCGTGCAGGAGAAGGTACAAAAATTATACTTACAGGTGATATAGAACAAATCGATAACACGTCACTCGATGCTTTAAGCAACGGATTGACGCATGTAATTGAAAAGTTTAAACACTCCGGTTTGGCAGGGCATATCACTTTCACCAAGGGTGAGAGAAGCAGGCTTGCTACGACCGCCGCTGAAATATTGTAAGGAGTTTTCTATGACCGAGAAAGAAGTAGTTGAGAAATTATCTGATAGTGATCGTATGATAGTAGAAGTAGCTAAGGCTAATAAAAGATTAGCATTAGCTCAAGCGGAGAAAGCTTTGGCGCAGAATGAAACTGCTGATGTTAGCTATAAATACATGATACTTCAATTGTATATGAAATATGGTTTAACAGCTCAGGATGCAATTGACGAATCTGGCAACATTATTCGTGGTGGCGCTAAAGATAAGAGTAATGGTTAATCAATGGAACTAAAAGAACTTGTTGACCTAATTACAATCAGAGCATATGTCGTAAATTCTTCTAGTAATCCAACTGTAGATAGAGGTACCGTTAAAGAGCTTAACGGTATCTTATTATTGTTGGATAAAAAGATAATCGATATACTTAAAGACGTTGAGTTCAAAGAGTATATTGGTTATTCCGACGTTCGTTCTGTCATAGAAACTGCTGCAAGATTAACCAATATCAAATCGGGACTAAAAAAGTCATAATGGCAAGTGCGATTTGTAAGTTTACATTTAAGAATTTTCCACAATCAAAAGTTGGTATTAGAAAAGAATGGATTACTTGTACTAAGGATCTTGTCCCTAACGATTGGACCATAAGAGTGATTTTTCTTGAAGAGATGCGTGATGATTTTACTGCACAGGCTGAGATTGATTTTCTTATGCCTGCTGCGGAACATTTGTTGAATGCAGGTAGTAAATTCAAATTACATTCCTTTCAACATTCTGAAGTAGAAGTAGAAGTTATCGTTAAGATTCCATAATTAAACATTATTCCATATAGGTAAGTAATGAGAATAGATTCCAAAGGGTCATTCAGTACGAATGGCTTTTTTAAATTAAAAGATCAGAATTGGCTTGAAAAGCAAAGAGTAGCTGGCAAATGTGTTGCTAGTTGCCTAAACTATTTACAAAAAGCCGTGCTCGATGGTACCAGTCTAACAGCATCACAACTCAGCCAAGAAGCTGAGAAGATTATGTTAGACTCTGGATGCACCGCCACATTCAAAGGTTATAAGGGCTTTCCAGCAGCCGTATGTATTTCTGTGAACAAAGAACTCGTTCACGGTATTCCAAAAGATATCCAATTCAAATCTGGTGATGTAATCAGTTTTGATTTAGGAGCTACTTATCAAGGAGCTATTGCAGATGCTGCCTTGACGTGTATTTATGGAGAACCAATAACTCCAGAACATATAAAATTAGTTAAAGCTACAGAAGACGCTTTAATGAAGGGTATTCGCGCAATTGCGGTTGGTAAAAAACTCGGAGTAATAGGATTTGCCATCCACAAATCAGCGAAAGGTGATGGATTTGCTTCTGTCAATAATTATGGTGGACATGGTTTAGATTGGGATACTCCTCATGCCCCGCCATTTGTAGAAAATAAATCTACCCCAGATGAAGGTATTAGAATACAGTCTGGTCTAGCGATTGCTATAGAGCCTATGTTAGTCGTTGGTAATACGGCTGAGACTAAAACGTTATCTGATGGATGGACAGTTGTTGTGAAAGATATTGGTGCTCATTTCGAGCATAGCGTTTTTGTTCATGAAGACAGAGTAGAGATTTTAACGGATAGAAATTTATGAGACATAAAATATATTTAGCATTAGATGAAATTGATAAAACCTTATCGCAGTATAGTAGGGCAACATTAGAGAGTTTTGAAGAAAATTTCCCATGCGAACATCCTAATCCATTTATGGTAGGTCAAGCATTCCTTACTTACTCTAAAAACGGTGAAGAATGGCAATATATTTATCATGTTCAAATTTCTAGTGTAGAAAACTTCTGGAAACGCTGGGATCGATTCACTAACTTAGCAGCTTTTACATGAAACATAAAACTAAATTAGCTTTAAAGATAATAAAAAAAGAGTTACAAAAGTATTACTCTGACACTATTACTATTTTTGAAAAGACGTTTCCATGTGAAAATCCAATTGATAATCTGACTTTATGGCTACCTTATAGTGCCAGCGGTATAGTTGAACAACGTGGCTATTGGAGAATAAAATATCATAAATTAGTACTCGTTTCTAGTATAGAGAATTTACTTAAAAGATGGAATAGATTCAAAAAGATAAAGGCATTTACATGAAAATAGAGTTTAAAGATAAGAGTTTCATTGAAGCTCGTAAATCAAATAATGGTAAAGTTATGATTATGATTCAAGCTAAAGATGGAAATAATCCGTTGAAGAAGATTACTAATGCAGTTGAATTAACAATTGAAGAGTTTAAAAGGCTCATTAGTGATTTATCATGAGAATATATTTTATAGGGGCACATAGCACAGGGAAAACAACGCTAGCTAGATATGTATCAGAAAAGTACAAGGTACCAATGATTACAGAGGTAGCTCGTATGATTCTATCTGAGAAAGAACTTCATTTAGATTCATTACGTACTAATCTAGATGTGGTCGATGAATATCAGAAGCAGATATTTAATAGACAGGTAACTGAAGAAAGCAAGCAAACATCTTTTGTTTCTGATAGAAGTTTCGATTGTTTAGCTTATGCCGCACAGCATTCGAGAATTTTACCTAGCGTTCTTCACTCACAGGAGTTGATGACTTACCTTGAAATTCTGAGAACGCCTGAGTCATTTATATTTTTCGTCAGACCATCGAAGGCAACCCTCAAGGATGACGGTGTTAGAGAAAGTATAAATTGGGATGGAATCGTCGCTATTGATTCTATGATAAAATTTATGCTAGAAATGTGGGGGTTACGATATTTTCAGCTACCAATAGATAATATGCAGGAGAGGGTAAAAGCTGTAGATTCAGTATTATCTCTTCATCATAGTAATATTTGATATGGCATATTTCTTCATATAACTGTATTAGTACAACAGTTATAAGGGCACAATATGACATATGCTGGCGAATCTAGTGGTGGAGATGGTTATGCAGCTAATAGCTCATTCATATTTAAACCAGGCAGTTCAAACAATGGTAACCAATATAATACTTGGAGTACTCTTTGGACCGCTGTTGGGCTTACAACGAGCGCTGTAACTATATTAATTGATAGTAGTCTTGGAACTGCCTCTATACCAAGCGGAACATATAATTTTGAACATAGGGTTTATTTAAGTGGAAATCTTGCTCGTCAAAACGTATTAGAGCTTGCAGAAGGTTCTAACATAAATAATCTTTGCAAAATATCAAATGCTTTAACCATTGATTGTAAAGCTACATCGGTAATACCTATGAGTTTATCTGATGATTCAATTCTTATTTTGGAAAATAATGTTATTTTAAAATCAACTGGAAGCGTTTCAGCATTAGATGTTACTGGTGATGTAACAATACATTTAGATTCATCGAAAATAGTAGCTGGTACGGTAGAGGCAATTACCCTTATGGGTAACACAACATTAACTCTTGTTAATGATGGTTATGGTTTTCTTGAAGACATATCTATTAAAACTGCTGTAGCTACTAGCAATAATTTACTTATACTAAGACAAATAGGTGTTACTGGTTTTCTTTCAACCTCTCAAGACAATCTTGATGGTTTAACAACAACTGAAAATCAAAATAGCATTGTTTTATTACCATATGATGGAACATTAGATGAACCGTACATAAATACAACTGACATATCTAATGTAATACCTAATATTGGATATTTAATATCTGGAAAAACATTGTATTCAGATATAAGTTCTGGCGCCACTACGGTAGTTTCTGAGAATATTGCAATCAATAATAGAATTGAATTCAGAGGAATATTAACTGCTGATAAGAGCATTGTTATGCCTTTGATGGAAAATAAAAAATGGGAACTATATAACGCTACTACTGGAGCATTTGCTGTAACCGCCATTGGAGCAACGGGTACAGGTGTCTATTTGCCTCGTGGCTCAATAACCTGTGTTGAAACTGACCAAACATTTGCTAATATAATTTATAGTGGAGGTAGTCAAGGTGGGGGTATTACGTGGTTAATTCCAATTGAACTTGCAGGAACAACGAATAACACTGATTATATAAAATTACCTACTAATTTTAAGTTAGTTCGCGCTGAATTTAGAACTAAAACCACAATAGGTGGAGGTGGATCTGCCACATTAGGCATTGGTACTGCTTCAGGTGGTATAACAATACTGACTGATCAATCTGTTGGTGTAGCTGGTACATTAATTGGAGATCTCACATCTCAATTGGGTTCAGATATGCTTTCGACAAGAGGTTATGAAGCATTTTACACAACTGCACAAACAATTTGGGTTAAAAAAGTAATTACTGGAAATGTTTCATCAGGTGCAGTAAATCTTTATCTTGCCGGATATATGGTATAACTATGGCATGGGTAAATTCACAATCAATTAGAAGAAGAACTGCAATAGCATTTTCACCAGCAAATTATGGTTCAGATTTAGGTCAATGGCTTGATGGACAAGATACTAATACATTATATGCCGATGATGCTAAAACAACATTAGCAGATAATGCTGTTCAGATCGCTGTTATTGATGATAAAAGCTCTTATGGATTGGATGCTGTACAAACATCTGCGCTCGCTCGACCAACTAGGAATGACACTGGAGTAAATGGGCATTGCGCACCTATGTATGATGGTGGGGATTTTATGTCTACAGCCGCGCCTATAACAGGGCTCTCGCAGTTTGAGATTTGGTGTGTAGGAAAAACCAGCGATACTCTAAACAGCTATCAAATTCTATATGAAACGTATGTTGGTGCAGTTGTTTCTTGCGTATCTTTTAGTCGCCAGCCAGATAATACATCTATAGCTTCGTCTATTGGTAGCGGTGGGCAGATTAGTACTAGTGCTTTATCTACTGAAGGCTCATCATCTACACTACATGTTTATCGTCATGTAACTAATACAGTGGTATCTAGTGCCTGTTGTGTTTTAACTGAAGATGGAACAGAAACAGGTACTCAAACTATGGATGCTAATCTTCTTAGTAGCACTATGGATGCTAATGCAATGTATTTAGGTGGGCGTTTTACGACACAATATCCAATTACTGGAACAGTAGCAGAATTTATTATTATTCGTCGCTTACTATCAGCAGGAGAAGCTACAGAATTATTAGCTTATCTTAAGACTAAATGGAGTATAGCATGACACAAGTACGTATTTGGATTGTATGTAGCCCTAACGCTCAAACAGCAGTTAATACTGCTCTTGCAGCTATTCATCCTTCTTTAGCTACAACAATGGTTGTAGCTTTTCCTCAAGGAACAGAATTATTTGGAGCCCCGCCTACACCTAAATTCTATTACGCAGGAGGGCAAGGTAATCTTGCGGAAATGCAAGCCATAGAAAATGCTTTATCTGGTGTTACTGATGTACGTGTATTTCTTGGATCAGTAGTTGGTGAAGATAATGAAAATGATGCACAAGATGATCATACACAGGGAAGTATTAATACTACTAAATATACTCGTCGAGCAGCATTCAGAGCATCGGCTGAGGCAATGGGCATTGTTGTCAATGTTAGGTAATAGTATCATTTAGTTATATACATACTAAAAATCCAACATATTACTGAGTAATCCAGTAACTATAAGGTTCACCTATGTCTATAACAGATACCGTAAACGATCTTGTAACAGAGGTCGAAGAAATAAAAGAAGATCTTGGAACTACACCTGGCGGTGTTTACGCCAATGTTCGTGTAAGATTAGATATTCTTGAAAATCGCATAAGTAACCCTTTAGCGGCTTCTCCTACTGTTGATAATCCTTTTATTATTGGCAATGATGGAGTAACTATTAGTACAGGTGATGGCGAGCCGTCTGAAAACCGTGTTGATGGTTCATTATTCCTTAGACAAGATGGTTATGAGCACGAAGGTCTTTATACTCGTAGAGATGGTTATTGGGTTTTAGCCAATATCTTTATAGGAGGTGGTGATATTTCTGGAGATTCTACTACTCAAACAGTTGTAGGGTTACAAGGCAGAGATGTATCTAACAATGCTCCAGGTGATGGTTATGTTTTAACTTGGGATCAATCTGAGTTGCAATGGGTTCCTGCTGAATCATCTGGTGGTGGAAGTTTTACCGCAGGAGGCGACCTTTCTGGAAATGATTCTACTCAAACAGTTGTAGGGTTACAAGGCAGAGATGTATCAAGTGATGTTCCAGGTGATGGCTATGTTTTAACTTGGGATCAATCTGGATCTGAATGGATTCCTAGCGTTCCAGCGGATACATTTCAAGTCGGTGGAGATTTGGTTGGAACATCAATTTATCAAGAAGTTGAAAGGCTTAATGGTGCTTTTGCAGGAAATATAAATGCAGGATCACTAAAAGTTGGTAATTACTTGACTGTCGATGCACTATCAAAACCATGCTCTATGTCAGTTACATCCAGTGCATTATTTATTTTAAGAGCAAACGATATATACAAATTGACTATTGGTGGTCCTAATGATAATGCAATATATAGAATACCTTCTCAATATACGGCAATTACATCTGGTTTAACAACTACTGGTGGTAATGGTGTTTGTACTGATGGGTATACATTATGGGTTGCAGTGCAATTAGTGTCAGATTCTACTATTGGATATGTGCTTAGAATCGACTTGTCTGATCATTCAGTTATTGCTACTCAGGTTAATAAATGTTATAATGTTATTTATGAGGCAGCTAGTAATCATATCTGGGCATTGTCATCAAATGCTGGTGTAGTAACACTTACTCAATTAGATCCTACAACTAATGCTATTACAGCTACATTATTGCCTGGATTATCCACATGTGGAGAAATGATATTTGATAGTGTACAGGATTTAATATGGATTTCTGGTTTCGGTGATTTTACTAAAATTGATGTAATGACTGCAACTGTTACAGGTATTGCCATTACAACTGGAGAATTAACAGTTCCTATTGGTTTAACTTTTATTGAATATGGTGGTACTGGATACATTTATTATTCTAATACTACTTCCAATAGTGTCGGTCAATTAAACGTAGTAGCAGGTACGATTGTAACGGTAGGTGTTGCTGATAATATCAAATCAACAACTTATGATTCAACAAATGAAAGAATAATTCTTGCAAGTTTAACTGGATTGAAGGAACTTACAACTTTGGGTCCGTCAGTTGTGCTTGGTGCAAGCTCAATATCCTTTCCAACAACAATAGCATCTGATCCGTCATTTAGAGTAGCTTATTTACTGCAATTCGAAGCTGTAGCTGTAACAGGACCGTTAATATGTAAGCTATATTTATATGATGTAAGTAATCCTGGAATTGTGTTAAGTAGTACTTTTGATGCGGCTGGAACAGTTAGTTTTTCAGCTATCGTATCTTTACGTGATGTTCCTGTTAGTGCGACTACTCCAACTCTTGGTCAAACGCTTAGATATGATAACACATCATGGACTCCAGCCAATATGGGTGGCTGGACAGTTATTGGTGCAGCAACATCATGGTTATCATCCCATAACGTCGTAGATACTGATACTTTAATTAAGGTTGATTGTACTGGTGGTGCAGCACTTGTAATACTTCCAACATCACCTGTTTCAGGCAGAACCCTTTATATTAAAGATATACTTGGTTCAGCTGGAACTAACAATATTACAATTAATGGAAATACAAATAATATTGATGGAAATATTGAATATGTACTGACTTCAAACTATCAAAGCGTTACATTAGCTTATACAGGCTCTCAGTGGAGCATCATCTAACATAATTTAAAACATTATAGGCGGCTCCTTAAAATTGGATGCCGCCTCTAGTCGTATCTGTGCTTCAGTGACTGTCTTAACGAGTTAATTTATTGAATGTGTGAGCTATCTTAAGCAAATTATCTACATTTTTAGTAAACTCTGCTCTGCGAGCCCTTAGATGATCATTGATCTTAAAAGAACGTGCTTGTGTTTTATGTTCATCAGAAATCCATGATTTCTCATTTTTAGATGGATTTGTGTATGGAGGAACTGTAAAATATTGAGCTGGATTAATTTTCTTTTTATTCTCTGATACTTCAAAATGAACATGAGGCATGGTACCTGCTGCATTTCCAGAATCACCAACAGTTCCAATAACAGTATCTTTTGTTACCTTATCACCTTTATGAACAGTAACAGATCCAAGATGAGCGTAATAAGTAGAAATACCATCATTATGTGAAATTGAAATGTAATTACCACTTTTTGAAGAGCTACCTACAGAAGATACAATACCTGGAAGCATAGGATACACTGAACTACCACCAGGGGTTCTAAGGTCTACACCATTGTGAACTCCGGCATGTCTTGCATCACCTGAACCGAAAACACCTGAACAAGCAAAAGTGCCTCTTATTGGCGCTTGTGGTGCAGATGTTGCAACTGTTGCAACTTCATCTAAATCTGAATAGTTGAAACCTGGATTTGTAGTAGGTTGAGGTTGGTTGAATTGTTCTTTATTTTTAAACAAAGATGACACTTCAGTTATCAATTGATCTATATTTGCATCATTTTGTATTGGCATAGTAATATGTCTGACTAACGATATGAATTTTGGACAAAAGAAAAGGGCGGCAAAATATCGATTGATATCTCACCGCCCTAAAATATTCGAATATTAAATTTTATACAGGCTCTTCATAGAAATAAACGCTTACACCATTGTCTAGTAAGTGCTCTTTCAATAGAGGAGTTAATTCTGGAACAGCTTCAGTTAAAATAGTAGAAACATGCACTGATGCTCTTTCATATTTTGCCATGGTACAAACCTTTTTCAAACAATCAACGATGGCTGATTCTGAAGTTACTAATTTATCATCTTGGCAAAGTAAATGAATAACCCAGGTATCACTTTGAACGGCTGTTGTGTTTACAGCACCAAGTTTATAAGTTCCGGTTTTAGTTGCGTACCAGCCCCTAGCCTCTTCACGGACCTTCTTCCACTTCTTCTCAAATAATGGATAAAGTGGGCTTTCAGCTTTACCAAGCGTATTGGTTACAGATAGTACGAATCTAAGACCAGCATTCTCTGGTGCTAAAATGCTACCCTTAATGATTTTGGTTCTACCTGGAGTCTGAAACCTCTTTACACCATCTTGATTTTCATTAGTCTTCATTTAATTTCCTTTAAATTCCCTATACTTATTAGATATATCATAGCTCTTCCAATTTTTCATGTAGAAATTTTATGTTATCTTTCTGATTGCTTACAATTTGATTATCTACGAATCTAGTCAAATCTTCTTGCGAACCATATATCGAAGAGCTAATTTTCATATGTTCTGAGTACATACTATTGATAATACACTCTAGATCTTTAAAATCTGTCATTACTACAGAGTACTTATTATTGTAATAGGCATCTGCCAAAAAACTAGTCTGACCTTCACATACAAATAGGTTAGAGTTTCTTAGATTACAGAAATATTCTTCTTGATTCCTTATATCCTTTAATTGTAAATTAGCATATCTTTCATCGCAAAAATCAGAAAAAGCAACACAATCTTGATATTTTTGTAGCAAAGCGAATATCTTCTTATTGTTCTTAGACATACCTGCCACAATATTATGTTTACAAGGTATGGAAATTTTACCAGTAGTGAAATATGGTCTAATCCATTCAAAATTATTCTTTAGCTTTGGCGCATTATCTAAGTCACCTAGATGAGAATAGACAAAATTACTATTAGAGTTATCAATTATATTAGCTATTCGTTGATTATGTAATGGTTTATTATGTAAAAGATACGAATATGTTTTAAACAATCCAAGATTGTATTTTTCATAATGAGATATGGCTAGATTAATAATTGATGAACTACATTGCCATAAAGGTATGTCCAATACATTAGCAATATGAGAACTGAAATATTCTAAATCACTAATTATTAGATCAGGTGCAAATGATTTTATCTGCTCGAAATATATATGAAAATTATCATTATCAGTAGAAATATGATCTGGTTTGAATATATTTAACAGAGAATCAAGTGACCAGTCTATAGGTAATCCGCCTGAAGATTTATTGTATGCAGCATATTTGATTATGTTTGAACTATCTTGAACTGCTGTTGCAAATCTAGATAATTGAATCTTAGAGCTTTCACTAGCTCCTGCTGCATACAATATCTTATACATTACTTGCCTTGTACTAAACTCTTTAGAAAAGACATTTGTTTTTCGAATACTTCTTTAGTGGCTTTAACGTCACCAGCAGCAGTATGTGCTTTATCATTCTTTACACCATGCTTTTTGATAAGATTATTTAGGCTGTATCCTTCAGCCATAGAACCTTTTGCATAATCGATCATGAATTCAACCATCATTGTATCCATCATTCTACGACCAAATGGGAATGTATCCTTAGAATTACACTTGTTCCATAACTGAGTAATCATGTCACGATCAAAAGCGACGTTATGACCACAGATGACTCTGTTTTCAGTGCTAACGTTATCTTCCATCATCCAGTTTTCAATCTCAACGATTACCTTCATTGGATCTTGATATGTGTCTCTGCCATGTTTTGTTTGAAGTTTTAAATCTTCAAGTTTATGACCATTAACACGTAAAGCACCTGGATCAATGCTATCAACATTAAAAGGTTTTAGGCTCCAAGTTTTCTGGACATCATCGGTTATGCGATGCATTGATAATTCAATTACATCGTGTAAACGGCTATCAAGACCAGTCGTTTCAGTGTCGCAAACATAAATAACGTATTCCATAATTTCCACCTTTGGTGATTGTACTAGTATAGTATAATTATGAGAATACGTTTGTCAAGGCGTCGTTAATTTTTTCTTAAGCTCAATTTTCAATGAATTGAACGAGCGGATACCAGCTTTGAATTGACTGAGAAGAAAGTTAATACCATCAACAGTTCGTAAAAACTCACGCTCCTTGATTGTTAGTTTGGCACCTTCTACAATAAATTCTACCTTATTATCTTCAAAGATCTTCCAACGCTCACCTTTGTTTGGCATTGAAAATCGTTTAATACGAATTACTTTTTCAGATACATTATCTTCTTCATGATACAAATCATAATCAAACTTACTTAGATTGTGTTTGAGATTCTGATCTTTAAAATCTTCGCTGGCTGATTGAGTACTACTAGTATCTGAATTTGTTTTATTTGACATTATGTTCTCTATAATTTATAGATACAGGCTTAAGTAATTGCTATATCTATCACTTTGATATATCTGCAATTACATTATTTGCAAACGGAATCGCTTGCAATTATACCCATTGTAGCAGCGGAAAGTATTCCTGGTACACCAGTACTCTCTCCTACTACAAACATTCCATCAACTTCTGTCTCAAGATTAGAACCAATATTGATCTTTGGACCAATAGGTAATATCGTTGGAACATGAAAATAAGCTTTAGTTAACAAATCTGGTATGAAAGCTGATACTTCTGTAAGTGATTCTGCTAACCAGCTATACTCAGGTATGACTGATATTTTACTTTTATCCGTCATAATCGTTGAAACTCTTTCTTTAAGAATTCTATCGTTAGCTAATACAAATGTTAAGTTTCCTATCCTATCTGTTTGTTCAAATCCTTTGTTTGGAAATGGCTTGCTACCAATAAGATTGAAAGATACTTTATCTGTTTTCCACCTATTCTCATTAGATCTAAAAGCCGAAATAGCTAATTCAATATGATCTTCTGGAATTACTGTTCCGAACCATGAAAATGGACCTAGTTCTAAATCACCTTTAGTTAGAGTGCAATTTGATTTATTGAAGTCTTTTAGATTTGGCGCATTCATTTCGACCCTAATACCAAATTTAGCTATATCATTATTGTCAATGATTCCAAAATTTGAATATACGTCTTTTGCCCAGCGCCAACCACTACGACCAACAGCAATTATAATTTTCTTACACTTATATTCTTTTTCTTGTGTAGAAATTATGAACATACCTTTTTGCTTATAAACCTTAGTTACTTCATTATCGAAACTGAATGTAATATTCTTAGAAAGTTCTATTTGGTCTGCCATCATTTTAGATAAGGCGTGAATGTCTTTTGGATAAATTTGAGTGTAGTCATTTAAAGCTATATCGAATCCAGCTTTTCTAATTCTTTTTTCAGTAGAAATGCTAGGTGACTTATCTTTAATGATTTTGAATGTATCAATTGCTGATAAAATATTATTGAACGTATTATGAGCGCTCTTGATTTTGCGAGCGCCAACGAGTTCTTCTACTTTTGTTAGATCATTTAGGTATAATTTGCCGTCGCTGTTGGGGAGACAGCCAAGCCATCCCTCCAACTGCCTTCTACGTTTCATAGGTGGGCGCCCCAAATCAAAAACAACAGTTTTTACATTTTTATGGTCTTTTGCAATCTTCATAGTAGCAAAAGCACCAGCAACACCCGCACCAATAATACCAACATCAAAATTGTTCATGCTTTTCCTTTGAACAGTTACTGTATCGCTTATTATATCAGTAACTGAAAAGCTTTAGATAAATCTTGATAAATCTGCCACGATATCTAAAATTTTGTCATCATAAGGCTTCTTACCTTCTTTTACATCGACAATTGCCTTATCAAAATCATTCTTAATACCTTTAAACATCCACATATAATAATATGCTGATGTTTTGAATTGTGCTATAGCTGATTCTTTGTGTTTATTATAATCAAAAACTTTACTAGTTCTATCAGCTATAGTTTTATAAACATATAATGTAGAAATATATGCTCTTCTTTCGAAGTACATTCTAAAGTATGCTGGTAATGGTAATGCAAATAGTACCATTAATACTAGTGCTACTTTCCAGCTAATGAACATTAATGGTAAGGCAACTAGTATTAGTATTTGTGGTACTAGATAAAGAAAACTAAATAGAAGACTAGTGAACTTTTTAGAATCATAAATATGAACTAATTCATGTAATAAAGTTATTGAGCTACTTAATGGTCGCGTGGCTACATGCTCTTCACTTGGAAAATAGACTTTAGAACCAATAGTTGTAATATATTTAGTCATGAAGTCTTTATTGAAGAACATTAATGTTCCTAAGACTTTCATAAAAATAGATTGATCTTTGTATCTAATTTCTAGATCTGGGAAATGCTTTTTAGCCTCTTGTGTTAATGTTTCTATGCTCATATTAAACCGTAAATTCTAAATCAGCAACTAAGATTGAGCCTGATCCAATGTCACCCTTCACAACTGCGGCTTGGATTTTAGCTAATCTTGTAGCCATATTTTCGCCAATTACATTTTTATATTCAGTATCTACATATGGTTTTAAAACATTAGTTAGATTTGCAGGATTAGTTGTAATTGACCACCAAGCCTTTTTATCTTGAGCAAAAGCTGATATTTTTACGGAACATGGATTTTGCCCAGGAATACCTTTGGCATCTTTTTTGTTGAAATATGCAAGCATTAATTGATATACTTTGCCTTTTTCATTCTTAATTGCAGCATCAAAAGCTATTTGCTTTTTCTCAGTATCAAAAAATAATGATGTAGTATCAGATTGTGTCGCTGCAATTTGAGCTAATTTATGTTCGAATCTATTTGCTAATTCTGCAATTTTATGGAAATGTTTCATTAAATACCCTTATTTGTAATTGTGTAAAGACGTGCATTCGTAATATATCTTATACTAAATTTTTAGTATATAATTACATTGCTGAGGTCATAAAATGCCAAAATATCCTGCTCAAATAGATACCACTTCTGATCTACCAACTGTCGTAGATAATTTTACTCCAATCCGTGCAGTTACCATAAATCGTCTTAGAGATACTATCCTAGCCATCGAAGCTGAACTTGGCATCAAACCCAGGGGATTATCATCGACAGTTAAAGCAAGATTAGATGCTCTTGAAACTACTGTTAATTCTATTGATTTTATTGAATTGAATGGAGATTTAGGAAATACATTATCTTCCCCTGAAGTCATTGGTATTCGTGGTAATCCAGTCTCCTCTGTTGAACCAATAGCAGGAGACGTTCTTATTTGGTCTGGCACAGCCTGGATTCCACAACCTGCTGCTGACGTTTCAACATTTTCAGGAAATGGAGATTTAGATGGAGGTCCATTTATTCAAACAGTTATCGGTATTAGGGGTGATTCAATTGCTGATATTGCACCTTTAGATGGATATGTTTTAGTCAATGCTTTTGGTACTTGGTGTCCAGATTACCTATATGAAGATAATGTTAAACCATTAATAATGACTTTAACCCCTACAGCCGGTACATTAATAGAAGTAGGTGATACTCTAGTAACACCAGCATTCCTTGCATCATATACCCTACCTAATATTACAAATCTTTCTATTACAGATGATGAAAATAATACTCCTGACTCTATTCCAGATGTTGATAAGTATTCATTTAGCAGCGTAGAATCATTTATTTTTAATAATCATAATGATTCTGTTACATTTACATTATCTGCTATTCAAGGTAGAATTCAAAAGGAAGCTACCGCAACTGTATATTGGGTTCAAAAAATGTATTGGGGAGCTAATAGTCCAGGTGAAACTGGTGCTGTTTTTATACTCACACTATCTGATAGCGCGTTAACTAGAACAAAAGTTTATACCTTTACTGCAACGGCTACAGCAGGTCAAAGTATTTATTTTGCTTGCAGAGCAAATTTTGGAAATATTATTTTTACTGTTAATGGTTTACAAGGTGGTTTCACATTTATTAATGATTATACTTTAACGAATAATTTTGGAATCATAGAAAACTTTTCATTATATGAGAGTGAATTCACTGGTCTTGGAGAAATTACCGTCACTACAAGTTAATTAAACGCTATATACGTAGTATGACTGTCTGCTTATCTATGATAGTAAAAAATGAAGAACACTGTATTGTAAGGTGTCTTGAATCACTCAAAAATCATATAGATTATTGGGTAATTTGTGATACAGGGTCTACAGATAATACGATAGATCTAATTCATAAGACTCTTAATGGAATCCCTGGAGAACTTCATCGTCATGATTGGCATGATTTTAGTACAAATAGAAACTTATCATTAGCAATTTCTAAGACTAAGGCAGATTATACCTTAATCATAGATGCTGATGATAAGTTTATTTTTGAGCACAATTTTTCATTCAAGAAATTATGTGAAGAAGTCTATAAGATACGAATTGAACACAATTCAGTAACCTATTATAGACCACAGTTAATTCACAATTCAATTGAATTTAATTATATAGGATTGGTACATGAATATATAAATCTTCCAGAGTACGTTGTCCCAATAACATTGCAAGGATGCAAGATACTTTATGGAGCAGATGGACATAGATCTAGTAACTCATTCAAATATATAAATGATGCTTTAGTATTCGAATCAGAGCTTATAAAGAAGCCCAATGATCATAGAAATACATTCTATTGTGCGCAAAGCTATAGAGATGCAGGTAAATATGAAGAGGCGCTTGCTTACTATCTAAAAAGAGATCTATTAGGCGGTTGGATTGAAGAAAGATTTATCGCAATTTTAGAATCAGCCAAGATTCTTGAAATTGTTAGTCCAGAAAATATAACGTTAATCGAATCAGCCTATATTAGAGCTTTCAATTGCAATTCTAAAAGAATAGAAAGCCTATTGTATTTAGCTGCTTACTGTCGTAAAATGAAACTTTATGATAAAGCTTATTTTTATGCTAAAATTGGTTGTACTGTAAAGAAACCAAGTGATGGTTTATTCATTGAGGAGCCTTGCTATGACTGGAAGATTTATGACGAAATGGCAATAGCCTCTTTTCATCTTGGTGAGATTGAAGAGGCTATTGAACTAAATAAATATCTTTTGCGTATTTATAAGGCACCTGAAAACGAATTGCGTAGAATTTTTAACAATCTACAATTATGCAAAAGCAAATACTAAATCTATCGTATATAGCTATAAAGGATAAATAATGCCAACTCAAATAATAACAACATTAGTGCCAGCAGGTGATGGAAATTTCCCAATAGTTGAAGATAAACACGTTAAAGGTGGTTTTCAAATTGTTGCTAATGCAGGTGCTAGAGACGCAATACCTACTGCCAGCCGTAAAGAAGGAATGCTTGTTTTTGATAAAAATGCAAGTAGATATTACGTTTTAGGTTTCGGCTTGACTAACTCTGATTGGTATCCTACCAATTTACAAAATTATACTATTCCAGTTACACTTGTAAGTAGCAACTATACTGTACTTTATAGTGATAATTTTGTAGCTGTTGATACAACTGCGGCTAGAACCATTACCCTGCCGGGCACGCCGCAACTTGGTCATGAAGTAATTATTAAAGATGCAACTGGAACTGCAAATGCTTTTAATATTACAATACAACCAAATGGTAAGCTTACTGATGGTTACGCTCCAAATAGAATAATTAGCTCCGATTACGGTTCATTAAGATTTATTTATAATGGAACGCAATGGAATGTTATTTAACTATACGTTGATATTTGAATACTGTTAAAATTTCATTAAGTTGAATCTCTTCTACGATTTTAAATAATCGGGGATTGATCCATGGAAATCTTACTGGATTATCTCCCGAAATTATATCTGTGGTGACTGTAGTATAAATTACGTCAGCATGAGTCATCCCAATTTCGTATATAGAAGCTCCACCAATTAACCATAATCTTACTGGATTATCTCCCGAAATTATATCTTTGGTGACTGTAGTATAAATTACGTTAGCATGAGTCATCCCAATTTCGTATATAGAAGCTACACCAATTAACCATGTATCAATCGCATCTGCAATTGGAGCAGTTGTATCTAATGCATCTTCTAAGGATTTAAAACATTCAATTCCTTCAACCTCTATTTTAGATGAAGTTATTACTATATTTCTTCGTTCAGGAAGAGGTTTGCCTATACTTTCAAACGTCTTGCGACCCATAATTATAGTACTGTTAAGTGTCATTTTCTTGAAAAATTTCAAATCATCTGAATGGTAAAAAGGTATCTTACCATCTAAACCAATTACTCCATTACTGGATATTCCTACTATCATTCCAATCATATTTTCACCAAAATGCTTTCAATGCTACAATTTTATCAAACTCTACTTTTAACTTATTGTAAATATCTATTTGATCTTCATTTTCTGAAACAGAGTCAAATGAAAAAGTAGATCCTGTAAACATAAATACAGTTTTATAATAACTTACACCAATAGATCCACTTTTTCTTTTATCTTCCATATAATTTACCTTCAACCAATAAATCACCATTATTTTTCACAATAAATGAACTTCCGTTATGCTTAAGCTGTAATGAATTATATGTTCCATATGGACTATTACCATATACATATTTTCCTGGTAAATTACCCATTATACAGCCATTGGCGCTTTAATAGCAGTATGTGATTGATATCCTTTAATTACGAAATCAGATAACTCTAATTCTTCAATATCTTTAATTGTAGATAATTCTTTATTTATCTTCATTGTTGGAAATTCAAATGGTACTCTTGATATCTGTTCAGTTACTTGATCTAAATGATTTAAGTATACGTGAGTATCGCCACCTACAAAAATCAATTCCTTAGGCTCTAATCCCGCTGCCTTCGCCATTATCTTGGTAAGAATGGCGTAACTTAGTATATTGAATGGTAAGCCTAGAAAGCTATCTACAGAGCGTTGATACCACTGCGCACTTAACTTTCCATCATCCACATAAAATTGAAAAAACATATGACAAGGCTCTAGTACTGTTAGATGTGATACTAATGGATTATAAGCTGTAACAATCATCCTTCTGCTATTTGGGTCATTTTTAATTAAATTAAATACATTTTGTATTTGATCGACTCCTTTATTAAGATTATCATATAAAGGTGAGTTAAAATTTCTCCATTGAGCACCGTACATTGGTCCTATTTCGCCCTCTTCATAAGAAGTCAATCCTTTTTTATCAAGATATTCTCTAGAGGTATTGCCTTTCCAGATATTAACTCCTTTCGCCTCTAGTATTTTAGAATCTGTTTGACCACGAAGGAAGAACAATAGCTCTTCGATTACACCTTTTGTAAACATTTTTTTTGTGGTAAGCATAGGCACTTTATCATTCTCTAGAGAGAACCTAAGCTTGCTACCAAAAATACTAATTGTTCCTGTACCAGTTCTATCACTTTTTTTAGTACCAGTCGTTACTATCTCTTCTAGTAAATTCAAATACTGACTTTCTTCTTTATTCAATTTAGACTTCCTTATCTCTAATTCGCTTAAAATCATGATATGCAAACACACTGAATCCGATACCAATTATAAATGATATGATAGCTAAAGGTACGCTTGGTATAGTTAATGCCCAAACACCTAATCCAAAAACAAACATCATAATTATGATTGTTACAATACCGATGACATATGTTGTTACTTTGTTGCTATCTCCCATAAATCCCCCGATTATATTACTTTAACGTCGTGTGGATGAGACTCTCTCAATCCTGCACTAGTTATTCTCATAAATACTGGATTATCCTTAAGTTCTGTTAAATTTTTAGAACCTTGATAAGAACAACCTGAACGTAATCCTTCAAGTAACTTAGTTAAAACTTCTGACATCTTTCCTTTTGTAGGAACGATAGCTGCTACACCTTCTACATGATTGGTTTTATGTGTAGAACTGCCTACATATTGTTTGTATTTATTACCATCTATACTTAGAATCTCACCGGGTGTTTCATCGCATCCAGAAAACAAATTACCAACCATAACCATATCAGCAAAACATAAAGCTTTAACTATATCACCAGCATTCTTAATACCACCATCTGCAATAAATGGGAATACGCGACTAACATTAGATTCTTCATTCTTATACTCAAGAATAAGATCATCTCTTACTTTAGCAACATCAATTAAAGCACTTAACTGTGGAACACCATTGCCAGTTTCAATTCTGGTGGTGCATAAACTACCAGGACCAACGCCAACTTTAACAACATTGGCTCCAGCTTTCCATAATCGAGCAGCAGCTTGACCAGTAGCTACATTTCCTGCAACAATAAATATATATGAATACTGTTGTCTAATCCATTTAATCATATCGATACATTGAACAGAATCACCATGAGCAATATCAATACAAATCATTCGTACGCCAGCCCGATATAATAAACCAATATTATCCTTATCATCTTCTTTAACCCCAACAGACATCATCAAATGCATTGCATTATTTTCTATTTTTATTAGAGAGTGTGCTGCTTTTACTTGATCTTCTATTGGCATAAACCTATGTAGAATGGCTAATCCGCCTGTATCCATTATAGCTGCCGCCATATCAACACCAGTAACAGTTTTCATGTTAGCAGGTATAACTGGATGACTAAATTGTAACATGCCCCATTTAACAGAAATATCTATCTCAGAACGACTCTTTACAGAAGAGTACTGTGGCTGTAATAAAACATCATCATAACAAAGCCCATCTTTAATTCTATCTATCATAAAGTTATCTCCTAAAGATCATATTAAGTGATCTCCATATTGTGGTATAATAGTAAATCTTGTTAAATACTTGTCAATACCTGGCAATTGTTAAAGATTAGGGGGTACTATGCCAATAAATATATTTGAATTGATTGATAATCCATCAACCTCAATGCCACTTATACCAATTAGAGATAGTAATGCTATCTCTGGTAGCCAATTTGTTACTAAAAATATGGGCGTTAATAGAATAATAAGGCAACAAAATATACTGTATGAAATTTTAAACGGCAATATGCCTGATTTTCTTAGAAAATTCAAAGCTATTACAGTTGCAACTAATAAGCATAATATTACTTATCTAGTCATGCCGGATTTTTTATGTATTGGTAGTGACTCTGATTATGTAAGAATGCCTATGAATCCATATACTGCTCAAAAAATAGCTGATACTTTTGATTGCTTTATGCCAACAAGAAAAATGGTTAATGATATTTGGAAAGCTTCTATTAACAAACTATCTCCATTACCATGGGGTCCACCATATGATTCTAGTATGATGAGTATGGATCGTGTTGGTATTCATAATCGTAGAATACAAGCCCAATTAGCTGGCAAAGATTCAGCTCAATTAACTTCAGGTCATAAAAAGGATGTTGTATTGACAAATAGACTTAGCCCAGGTAATCCTAAAAAAAGAGTAGCTATCTATGGCTGGATACAAGCTAATGGTCAACCAATTCAAGGATTGAATCCTGTTGATCATGAAGATAGCTATGAGGATTATAGTCATGGTATCAGAATGATAGCTAATGATGTTTTAGTGGATGGAAATTTAATGGGAATTACAGATGTATTCTCAAGTAAAGAATTATCTTCTTTAGTGTCTGATGAAGGTATATTAACATTTACAAAATACTAAAGGTAACAAATGAGCTTCAAAGATGAATTCTTAAAAACACCAGCCGGTCCTAAAAGAGAACAATTAATTTATAATACATTAGTTTCAATGGGTCCACCAAAAAATCTAGTACCAGTCACAGTAGATGGTCCTAAAGGTGTAAAAATTACTTATAAGGTAATGCCTGACTACGTAAGCATCGATGGCATTAGAGTTCCTATGACCGGAACAACCGCACAACGTGTAGCTGATCATTTTGGTATGAATCTTCCAACAACTAAGATGTCTAAACAAATTTGGCAAGCTGCTGATACAAAACTACCTCCAACTCCTATGAGTGGTGGCGCTAAAATTAATGGTAAATACTATACTGCTGATGAAGTCGTCGCTAGAAAAATAAGCGACTCGGATACTTCAGTTGCATTTAATGATAAAATACAACAAGAACTTGATAAGAAAAAACCTGGAGCTTTAGTAGCTGGTCATATGAAAGATATTATTCAACCAGACCAAGCTGATAGATTAGGTATAACTGGCTGGTATCATGCTGATGGAACCCCTATTCAAAAAGGTAACATTAGCTCTCATGATATTGCTAGTCACTCTGAATATGCTTCAGGTGCAAGATTAGTATCTAATGAAGTAGAAGTAACTTTACCCTCTGGTCAAGTTATGAAAACTACTATGGATAGTCTTATGACTGATCCTAAGTTTGGTAAACTTTACCAAACCATCGGTCATACTCCTGGTGTAAAAAAATATGATATTAGCAAGGGTCCACAGTTAGCGGAAGCTCCAACTGGAGCTAAGTCAGATCCAAAAGAAAAACCCGCTGACAAACCTTTAAGTTCACCAGCGGGTGATAAGCCATTAGCTACGAAACCAGAAGAGTCTAAAGAAGTTGCAACCTATACTCCAGCCAAACCACAGAGCGGTAGAATACAGTTTTTACAAAGAATTGAGAACTTCTTAAACTCTATAGGTTAAGTTATTTGTTTCGGTAAGTAATTCTTCCTTGAGTCGTATCATACTCTGATACAATTACTTTAACTTTATCTCCGACCAGAATTCTAACAGAGTTCTGGCGGATTTTTCCACTTAATGTAGCAAGAATTGTATAATTTTCACTAATTTTTACCTTGAACTTACCTTTGTTCGCATCAATAACTTCGCCTTCAAATTCTAGTTTTTCGTCTGACATATATATTGGATTACCTTTGGGTTAATAGGAATACAGCTTCATGCTGCTTCTCTATGATTTTTAGAAACTCTTCACTCGGAGGGTTGTAAGATAACCATACCCGAGCATCCTGGCAAGGCAGGACTATATTTTCTTTCTTTTTCAATTCTTGAAAATATTTTATATCGACATTCTTTGCAATAGCTTTCAAATTAGCAATACCTAATAATAAGCTGGATACTTGCGTCAATTCACCAAACATATAAAGATATGTTCTAAGATAGTTATCAATCCCTAGATAAGAGATAAAAAAACAATCTTCTAACATATCTTCATCTCTTCCGGCACATATAAATACTAACTTACTCATTCTTGATATCTTATCTAAAGGTAAACCATAGTAAAGATCAGTAGATGATATTTTATCTTTATTTAAGGCTAAATCATTATAGGTAATTTTTAGCCTTTGTTTTTTAAGTATACGCAATGAGTTGCCATACTCATCAAACCACCATTTATATAGAATGAGCTTAGAGCTTTTAGCTTCAAATAAATATGAATAAGGTTTTAACCTGCAAGATTTAATGATAAAAGCCAGATTTTTGATTTCAGAATAAGATTCTGCAAGCAATATCTGCCTTCTCAATTTCATGAATAAAGTATCTAAACTAATTGCTTTCATTCTAAATCAAGTAAATCCGGGTCTAAACCACCTTCTTCTACTTTAACATTATGTACTTCTGTTTTGATAAGAGGAAGATGATCTACATTCTTCTCTATCAATGCTTTATGAAGTAAGTATGTATTTCTACTATCTACCTTAGCATTGTGAGCCTCTGAAAACTTCTTTATTTGCGCAATATCACAAGCAGCATGAAGATTAACCTTTGGTTTTGGCAGACCTTTAGCTTTATGCTCTGCATCTAGACCAATCATTTTAATATATGATTTAGTCATACCCATAGTATCTAGCCATAGATTGGCTGGGAATTGTTTCCCCATTTTCGCCCATAGAGCATGTAGAAATTTTCTATCAAATGGTGCATTATGTGCGATAATACATCTATGGTTTGGAGTACCGCCATCTTCAGAGAAAAATTTATCACATTCCTCAATAACATCACTCTTCTCGTGCCCAACCTCTAAATCAGCCATTGTCTTTTTTGTAATGGTAAGAGCATCAAAACTGGCTCTTTCTGGATAATCACACCTAAGCAATCGATGTATCTGCACTCTATCGGCACAACGAATAATACCAATTTCGGTCATCTCGTGGTAATCAGCTTTTAATCCAGTAGTTTCCGTGTCAATAACGTAATAAAACAGTCCCATATATCTTACTTTCTCATGAATATTTGATGAACCATAAAAATTGGTAGTACGCCTTTCTTTCTATAGTCCTCTTGTGTTTTGTTATCTAAATATTGAAATCCACTAATCAATTTTCTACAATTAAAATGTCCGCATAAACAATCCATCTTCCATTCTTCTAATGAATCAGTTGAAGTTGTAGAGTAATCATATGTTAATTCAGCTCCAGCAGGTATTACATACAATGAATATAGATGAACCCTTTTACCTACTATTTGTAGACGGCAATTTGGATTACAGCTATGATTGATATGATCATCGATGTCACCAGACGGACTCATGAAAATATTAGCGCCAACCTGAATAACTGCTGGATGATCTTGATTAGGAAGTCTTTCCCAAGTAGTTACATCTGCTGTCATTTCAAGTATAGGAGAATTAGCAGGAATTTTTACATCTGTGAAAAGCCCATAGCCTATTTTACTAGGTTTCACTTTTAAATGTGATTTAAACATTTATTTTCCTTGTATGATTTATTATTTACAATCAATGAAACTGTAGTTTGATCGATATTGAATATTTTTCCCAATTTAGTTTGAGTATATTTTTTAGTTGCATACATATTTCTAATATTAACAGCATCTTCATTTGTAATGGAAGAGTTTGAATTTTTTTGTCCAAAAGACTTTTTTTTGCTTAATTGATTCACTAATTTTATTTTTAGTGATTAGTGATAATTTTTTATTTGTATTGTACATTTGCAATTTTGATATATGACTTTCTGATAATTTACGTCCAGCCATACCTTCTACACCGCTTGTTAAATTGTATCCAAAATTTCTATCATTAGATTTATAATATTCAATCCAATATTTTTCAGCAGCAAAAACATCTTTTTCATTATAAAATTTTTGAAGTATAATGAATTCAATTAATTTATTATATTTAACTAATGCGGCATGTACATATTGAAAATGTGTTTTATATTTTATTTTTCCATTTGCTGAATTAAATAATTCATATATGAAATAATTCATGATACTAATCTTTTAATAAACTTAATTATAAGTGAACCAGCTTTATATACTGTTAGTTTAATTTCTTTGCGCCCTATCAATTTATGATGAACGCTATTAGGCTGCTTTCCCTTTATAAGAGAAGCAGCCTGATCAGCATCTTCTGCTAGAATACGGTATGTAAGTACCGCAGGTAACATACATTCCACTTTTACATCGTAGTAATGTTTATCTTTTGGCTTTTTGGTATCTTTTTCTTTTGTCATATAGAAACTATATCACAATAAAGCCTATTACTTGTTAATAAACTCAAGATATAGTTCTGGGGTACCAGCCAATTCAAAAAATCTTTGAATGAAACAAGATTCAGCTTCTTTTGGCATCATTGGCTTAATAGTAAATGGTAGTGGTTTAAATGGATAAATCCAATCACTACGCATCATTGATAATAAATCTCTTGCTTCAGTCGCCAGGATAATCTTATCTGCCTTTTTTACTGATTCTGGTTCAGCCTCTAATAAACCAAATTTCCTGCAAATAGCATCCTGCATTGCCTTCTCAAATTCTAAGTATGCATCGAACTTTCCTGACCTCTTTAAAGGCGCAGGGATATCGACTAGGTAAGCTTCACTAGCATCGTGTAATAACCCTGCTAGGGCATCTTTTGAGTCACATAGATGGCTTACTAGAACTGAATGTTGAGCTACTGAATAGTACTCTTTAACATGACCACTAAACCGACATTGGCGAGCAAGCGCATGAGCTATGTCTTGTAAATTAATAGACTTTTCATTAGGTTTTGTTGGATTGATTCTCATACCAGTAAAGGTTTGAATCCAAGCTTCATCTGGATCAAAAGCTTCTCTACCAATCTCTAAATCAGTTACAAAATATATGAATGCCGTTTTTGTTAAATCTTCTTTGGAGCCTGATTTTAGGAATGGATTATTTTTATAAAGATTCTTGATTTCTTCTTCTTGCTCTGGAGTAGCAAGAGCTGGAAGATTATCAGTCATTAGTGAATCGAAAGTATCTCTATTCTTCTTAATTTCTTCTTCAATGGCTTTATTATAAACCATGTTGTCTAAATATTCGTTTTTAACTTTTTTATTTCTCATTTTGATGTTGATCCAAAACCCCCACTACCTCTGTTACCTTTTCGTTCTGCACATAATATATCGAACTCTTCATTTGTTACACTAGTTACTGCCATCTCTTGGCGTTTTACTGGAACTAACTGTCCTATTGCTTCACCAAATTGTATGACTAAACTATTTAGAGCCATACTATGTTCAAGCGTATCTTCTACTAAACCTGGATGCGATACCATCTTCTCTTTGTTGGTAGGCAGATATTGTGCAGCAAATATCATATCTCCTTCATAATCTTCATCGATTACGCCATATAGAAAATGTAATGATTTCTTAGCAAATGAAGATGAGCGTGGTCGAAGCTCAAGCCACCAACCTTCTGGTGAAAGAGTTCTAAACCCAAGGGATATCTTTATATATTCACCAGGCTTTACAACGATAGGTTGGCGGTCTTTAGGGAAAGCCTTTACATCCCAGCCAGTAGAGCGGTCAGTACCACGCTCAGGAAGGGGAGAAATTGGGCTGTCTTTCACATCTTCTCGAATTGCAAACTTAAAATTTGGAACGGTTTTGTTTGTCATACCTCCAGAATAATTGCTAATCATTCCGTGTCAACCCCTGGCATTTATTTTAATTTGCATAATAAGTCATATAATAAGTAACTTAAGGAATCTAAATGTCACTACCATCAGGAATTATATTCATCAATTCAGACATATCTCCACTGGTTCAACCTATTCTTGAAACTCAGTTATTCATTCATGAAACAATTACTGGCGCAGTTTTTGATTCCAGAGTAGATGGTTATTCAACTGATGATGGATATGTTGATGGTTATTATGCTGATATAGTTCATAATGCTGGTCTTAGAATCTTAGTGTTAAGATCAGATTTTCGCGATTACACTAACCGTACTTTAGCTGATGCTGTAGTGTTTGTCAAGTCAGGGCAGGCGGTTGTGGAAAAGACAAATTTTGGACCTCCTGGTTTATCCTTACCAATATATCGGTTATATATTCATCAATTACTACGTTACAATGGAAAAATTACATAACACATGGCATATTGGGATATAATTTCATTGGTAATACACCAGAAAAGGTTTCATGAAAAAGCTAAACTCACTACTTAACAAAGTCGCACTATTCGAAAAACTAGCACAATATGGTGATAGAAAGTCATTTCTAGAATCCATGGCACAGGATACAAGATCAACTT